TGACAGCGACGCCGAGAGATGTCGCTCCTCTCGTGGGAGCGTGGATTGAAATACAGGGTGAAAATGCAATGGCAATAGCAAGATTTGTCGCTCCTCTCGTGGGAGCGTGGATTGAAATATATGCCGGGAAATATTCCGGACATAACGCGCAAAAATTTAATTGTATGTTTTTTGCCTCTGTCGCTGTTTTGCCGTTGTGCAACGCTTGACAGAACATATTTACAAGTTTACTTTGCATTTTGCTAATTTTTTTCAATTTCAAATAATCATCTAAATACATGACTGTAAAATAATAACTGTATATATTGTCTCTAATATATAAGTCCTTTGCTCTAAATTCATAGCCCTTGAGTCCGCCCCAATATTCCACAACCTCATATTTTAAATTATTTCTTTTTGCTATTTTTTCAATTTTATATCTCATATATTTACACCTCTTTAATATAAAGCCGGTGAACTCGCACCGGCTTAAATGCTAATTACTCGTTGTCATCGTCTTTCCAACTTGCCGGAACTCCGTCCCAAGCTGTGCCGAAATGCGTTACACCTAAAATATAAAGGTCTAACGGCTCGCAATAATAAACAAGTTCGTTAGTATATTCACTCAATCTCTCGGCATCGCTGTAATTGATGATAAAATACTGGAATACCTCTAAGTAACAGCCGTCCTCTTTGCTGTAGTCGGTACCACAATAAATATCGAAATCAAAACCGTTTGAGATTAAAGCTGGCATGATGTCATTATTTAATACTAAATCGTCACAACAAAACTCAATCATTGACTTATAATCTTTTCTTGTCTCTTTTAATGTCTCTAATACTTCTTTTCTCATGGTTTACACCTTTTCCCACGTATGTTATAATATACGCGCCTTTCATATTATTTTGTTTGGTGCCTGTCGTTTGGTTGGTAGCTCTGCGACAGGCTTTTTTATTTTGTTCCTTGCCTTTCGACTTGACTATACATTATCATATTATATTAGTAATGTCAATACATAATTGCAAAAATATTGCAAAAATATTTATACTACTAATTGGAATAATATTTATATTCATAATTTCAAAATTATATATAATAAGTAATAAAACAATAATTGCAATAATACATGTAATTAATATTGACATAGTAATTTAATTGTTATATATTTATGTATAGCAATATTATTTATAGTATTATTGTTAGTGATTATTGATATTATTAATTTATATAATGAGGTGTAAAAAATGGATGAAAAGAAAATGGTTGAAAACTATAAAAGTAGAGTAAAGAGACAGAATGAAAAAGCAAAAGAGAACTATGACAGAATAAGCGTTATGCTGCCAAAGGGCACAAAAGACCGGATACAGGCGCAAGGGCTTACAATTAATGGTTTTGTAAACCAATTAGTATTAGACAAGCTGGACGAGCTGGAAAACAATAACAATGAGTGTCCATTTTAAAATAATTGCAATTATGTATTGCATTTATGCGTTGGATGTGTTAATATAATGTCGTAGCAAATAAACAGTTTAATGAGGTGGGAAAAAGTGAAAAGCTATGATTATATTGTTATCTCCGGTAACAATGAAGAAATTTATAACACCAAAAAAGAAGTAAATAAAAGAATTAAGGAGCTAACAAGTCAAGGAAAAACCGGCTACTTTGCGAAGTGGGATTTAATCAACGATGAAATCCTAGAAGGTAGTCAAGAAGATTTTTAAAATTGGAGGTATAAAGAGTATGAATATTAACAGAATTAAAGTCGATAATTTTTGGATTAGCTTTGATATTGAGAATGTAAAGGCAAAAAGAAACGGCAAGGCTTTCGAAGAGGTGCAAGCCGTGGCAACCTACACCAAAGACGGAGAAGAGATAGCAAAGATTTACAAGCTAGGCAATTTTGATTACTGCGCGAAGCTCTTAAATAACGATTTTGCAAAAAGCGAAGCAATCCGGATTATTAAGAGCCACGATACAAGTAAATTTAGCCCGTTTAGAAATTAAGGAGGTATAAAAATGAGAATAAAAGGCATTGGAACAATCAGCAAAGAAAAAGCTATGGAAATTTTAACGAGAGAAGGACGCAAAGCAGTAAGAGATGGAGAAATTACAACGGAAGAACTCGGAGAAATGTACAAGTTGCAAAAAGTCAAAGAGGCCTGTGCAATCGGTACTTGTGCCGACAGCTTCAGCAGTTCTTATAAGTGGGTGCCGGATGAACTTAAAGAAGAGTTAACACCGGAGCAGCTTGGAAAGCTCACGGATGCATTTTATAAGTGCTATGGAGCCGGTAAAAACGGCAAAAGATGGGATTAAAACCCCATCTTTTTTTATGCTTGAAAAAGCATTATTTAAAATATTATTTTTTCAATCCGTGGCTGTTTAGAATTGGTAAACAGCACCTTTTACAAGCCCATCCGCCTGTAAAGACACTCTTATTTTACCACAGTTTGGCACAATAGCAAGCGCTTTTTTAAGTCGGTTTTTATGACCGGCTTTTTATTTTTATATAATATAATTAATATATATGTGTGATGTGGTATATATTAATCAATACAGTTATTGTTATATATCCAATAATCAGTATATTGACAAAATAAGTATATTTGATTATTATTATTTTAATTAAATTAATAAGCAGATGCCGGTTAGCCTGTGTCACTTGGAATTGTTCCAGGTGGTGTGGGCTTTTTATTTTATAATTTTGAGGTGCTAAAATGGAAAAAATTAGAGGAAATATAACTAAACATTTAATTGCCGATTTTGGCACTTTCCAGCTTTATCGAGAGGACTTTGAGAGGGCTGTAGAACAGGCTTGCCAAGAATTGCAAATTGAGGACTTAAAAAGCGAGGGTCAAAGACCTTGGAAAGCTGTTTGTAAGAGAGTCGGAGAGATTATATTTAATGATAACAGTATATTAAAAGATAAACGCTTATATGATAATACATGTATGTTAACTAACTACAATAGATATAACTATAATATATTAAATAATATATGCGATGAATATATATATATTAGTGATAAATATAATAAGCTATGTAGTACTGTTGCATTTAGTAATTGGTGTAATATTGATTGTGGAGTTATAGATAATTGGAGGCTGAATAAAGAGTCAAGCCCTAAAAGTTATGAGATTTGGCAAAAATTGCAAGGAATCCGTAAAGATTGTATCAAGGATAGGGCGTATGATAATAAATCCCCTGTCGGTGCTATGTTTGTTGGTAACAATGAATTTGGCATGAATCAACCAGGAATCGGTTACGAGGCTACACAAGCGAGAGCACTAACCGCCAACGAATTACCACAGTTAGGCGGTGCAAATAGTCAGAATATTATAGCATTACCGAGTGATAACATGGTTGATAATGCCAAGTAATTGTATATACAATACACACAATTCTAATCCCTTGATTTACAAGGCTTTGAGAGCTACTGAATTATTACAACTATGCACAAAACAGTTGTTTAGCGAAGAGTTGAAAGGGTATAGATGAATTGTATATGCAATAGATACAATTTAAAATGCTTGATGTTTGAGGACTGAAAAACGCACGCATTGGGTGCCCCGGGGGTATAGATGAAAAGCGGCAAACCGCCCCACTTAGCCCCCAAAATATCCGCCAAAACAAAAAGGCTCTTACTCATACCTTAATCGCACCAAGCAGTATTTATTATTATAACATAAGTTATATATTAATTAAACAACATACACAATAATAATATATATACATACAACTATGATTAAATATTAGTTATATATAATATATAACAGTAAAGGAGCTAACAGAGATGAAATTAACAGGATTTGAGTCTAATAAAATTAATTCCGAAATGGTAAATCACCCTAGCCACTACAACTTGCCTAATCGTAAAGAGTGCATTGATGAAATGATTGACATTTACGGGCTTAAGGATGTGGCTAAATGGTGTGAGATTACTGCATACAAGTATAAATATCGTGCCGGGCATAAAGATAGCTTCACGCAAGATATACAAAAAGCTTCATGGTACATGGTTAAAGCTCGTGAGCTTAAATCTAAGCATAGATGGGAGATTTTCAGTAAGATTGCTGACAGATACTTGCCAATGTTCATTAAAGGTATTTTTACATGGATTATGTTATTCTGTATGTTTCATGCGATACTCTTTTCTGACCGATGCTCGATGGCTGTTTCAATAGTGTTTTTAGCTCTTGCGTGCATAACTGAGGCAGTATTGAAAGAAAATAAAGACGATTAGATTTTGAGGTGTAAATCATGTTTGTATTAAAAATTGCAACAACAGTATGGCTAGCATTAATTGCTTTTGGAATGGCAAACGCCACATTAAACGAAAAAGCGGCAGTTGGCACAAGATTTCTTGGTATTGCTATAATGTTCGGTCAGATACTTGCCATAGCTTTCATGTGGCAATAGATATAGGGCATTCGCCAAGCGGTAAGGCACGGGATTTTGATTCCCGCATTCGTTGGTTCAAATCCAACATGCCCTGTTCGGGGTTTACTTGGTTCCCCGGCATTGGACTTAGTAGTTCCTTTCACCCTCATAGTGGAAAGCTGTTAAGAGCCGTCACAAGGCTCGTGAGGGTTTAATCGTGTATAATCCCACAATACACGAGCGTGAAAACCAACCTGTCGTAAAGACATCTGTAATAGGCAGAGTAGACATATATACCCCCTTTAATTGTTAAACTAGGGCAACTCAAATCAGTGAGTCTTAGGTGAGGTGCAATTCCTCACATGTCCTTTGCTGTAGGTTTCGTTAATTCTTTTCTTCCTACAGCACATACAAATTTATATCTCCGGAGGGTGTTGCCACTCCTTAGACTTCACCCTCATTACTGGCTTGTAGTTCAACAGGTAGAACGCTTGACTGTTAATCAAGTAGTTGTAGGTTCGAGTCCTATCAAGTCAGCTTGCAGATATTTCTGCAAATAGGGGTTCTGCTTTTCCCCTTTGTTGAATTTTTTCATGCAGAGGCAAAACTAGCCTAATTAGTTTTGCCTTACTATCGGCATGTAGCTCAGTGGTAGAGCAGTCGGCTATTAGCTGATTTGTCGCGGGTTCGATTCCTAGCCTTGCCGATTGTTGATGTGTGGCGAAATGGGTAGACGCTTATCAGTAAGGGCAAATATAATAATCTCGGTTTGAGTGAATCTCGGTGTTGCTCATGTGTGGTTCAAATCCACACCACATCAATCATACGTCGGTTTAGTACGAGCTGTTATATCTTGAATAGCGGTTGCGTAATGCTGATGGTCTGCAATATAGCAGTTTCGGAAAAATAAAAGAAAACACACAAAAACAAGTTGCTAGTAGGTACGCGCGACTGAAAGCAATGGGGTGAGACACTTCAAAATTCTGTAATGTGTTTTGGGAAACCTTTTGATGGAGTGTATCTTACTTTTTCAAAAAATCGGTAAAAACAGTTGCCTAGTGATTGCAACACGAAAAGCGGAACCGTGACCGCCTGACAACTGTTTTTATATAAATCACGGAGTTATCGGTACGGAGGTAAATTATGAATTTTAATGAACTTTTTGTAGACAAATCAAAGACACTTATCATAAATACTGATTTAGCACTTGTTTTAGGAGATTTAAACGAAGCAATAGTGTTAAATCAACTAAATTATTGGCTAGGAATTAACAGAAAAGCCGGTAAAAATTTTATTGACGACAGATATTGGGTATATAACTCATACAGTGATTGGAAAGCTAAAGATTTTCCGTATTGGAGTGAAAAAACGATACAGAGAACATTCACAAGGCTTGAAAATAAAGGAGTCGTTGTATCTGCTAATTATAACAAATTAGGTATTGATAAAACAAAGTGGTACACAATAGATACTGAAAAATTACAAGAGCTTGTGGATGAATTTAATTCCGATGAGGACAAAATGACAAATCGACAAGACAATATGACAGACCGACAGGACAAAATGACCTGTCGAGAAGGACAATGTGACAGACCATTACCAGAGATTACTACAGAGAATATAAACAGAGACTATAATTCAGAGATTACGGGAGAGGTACATACATCTGTTTCCGAGAAACAGACGGCAAGGGTTACCCGACAGGATATGCAAGCAAAGAAAGATGATATGGTCTATAGATTCTCTGAAATCTGCAATGACAATATCGAGAACAAGACAATTAGAGAAGCAGTTAAAAATTCATTTTGCAGATACATGAATCTGTACGAAACATATTTTTACAAGTTTCATCCAATCTTGACCGATAAGACATTGACTAATGTATGTCTGTCGCTTTCTAATGTGACCGATACAGAGCATAATCACTTTGAGTGGACAGATGTTTACCTAGCAGATGAAACAGGGCTTACTGGGCTTGATAGAATGGTTAACGAGCATTTCAGACGAACACATAGAAGAGAGACTAACTACTCAATAACGCATTTTGCTAAAAGCGACTATCTGTTACAGTTGGCGCAGGGCATTATAGAGTACTAAACGGAGGTATAGATATGGCAAAGGGAGTTAAGACACGAAATATTGAATCATTCCGAGAGGGATTGATGGAATACGCATATGGCAGATGCTCACAGGCACAAGCTGCAAAGATTGCCGGTATGAGCGTGCCGACATTTAGGAAGTATGCCAACATGCACTTTTTAGGTATTCCATTTCCTGACACACTGTTTAAGGCAAAGGAAGAATAACCAATGGTGACAAATTGTGTAAATTGTGGCGCAGCTATCGAAATGGACAAAGATAAATGCCCTTATTGTGGTACACCTTATGACTACAGTGGCTTTAATGCAAGTTTTGAAAACAAAAATGTGCTTGGAACTATTTCTATTGCCGGGGAAGAATATCAAGTGTATTTAGGCGGATATGATGTAAACATAATCAATGTGAGACCCGGCAGAGACATAAATGGATTGCTTCACGGAGACAACATTGTTAAAAAACGAAAATTTACTTTGATTGAGGTGTAATATGTGTGAATTTTGCGAACAGAAATTTAATGAATATAATTTAGCGTTTGAGGTAAAAGAACTGTCTGAAAGAAAAGAAAGCAAATATAACGAGGGCTACTATACAGGAATACAGGCATATGTTGACATTGAGGACAGCACGCTAAATATATTTGCTTGCCTTGACAACGAACATATAAAGCCTTTAGGCATGACTAAGGCTGTAAAGATTAATTATTGTCCTATGTGCGGTGAAAAATTGAGAGAGGACTAAGTATGTGTGAATTTTGTAAAAAAGGAAAACGAAACATAATACTAAATGACGATGGCAGTATTATATGCCTTACAGCAGATGCGGTCATTGCTATTGATAGAGACACAGGCAAAAAACATAAAAATCAAATAGCAATCAATTATTGCCCTATGTGCGGTAGAAAGTTGGTGTAGTAATGGCGGAACCTTTAAGTAAATTAGCAGAAAAATGTAAAAGTTGCCCTAAATCTGAAAAATGCGACCATAAAAGAATAGAGTTATGTGCTTTAGCGGATTTGCCACAACAAAACCTTGCAAGTGCTACACAAAGCATTTTAATAGACAATATGTCACCTGTATTGAGGGAAGAAATAAAAAGCCCTTTAAGTCCATTTAGGTACAAAGACGAATTAGAAAAAGCACTAGATGATTTCCATTTTGGAAATATGTTTATGTATGGTGCTTAGAAAGTTGGTGGAAGAATGATTACACAGAAAGATGTCCACAATAATATAGTTGTAAATGCAAGTGCTTGGCAGAAAAGATATTTATCATTACAATGCGGTGGAAGCGTTGAAAAGATAAAGGAAGTCGAACAGACAATGGCTAATATGATTAACGGCATTAGCAAGGCACTTGAAAATAGTGGAACAGATTATTTGAATAAACTTGATTTGTAAGCGAGGGATTTTATGAAACATCAAAAAGAATGGCACACTTGCGACAGGTGCGGAAAAGAGATAATACGATATAATGAAAAATATGCATATATCAAAACGAGAGAGATAAAACCTCTTTACGAAAAAAGCATATGCGCAGCCGAAGTTTTAGCAAAGGAAGTGTTTCCAATGGCTATATGGAGAGATGATACGCAATACGACCTATGCCCTAAGTATAGGAGAGATTTTAAGAGGTTTATGAAAAATGGAGCATGAAAGAAAATGGTGCACTTGCGATAGATGTGGTGCAGAAATTGAAAAAGGAATACTGTGCGGAAATTCGGTTACAAAGAACGGCATTTTTAATACCACATACGACTTGTGCTATAAATGCATGGAAGATTTTGAGGGGTTTATGAGAAATGAAAATATCAATACAAGAAATAGTGCAAAAAGCGGTTGACGAAGCATTAGACAATGCCACAATCAATAATGTTCCGCTTCGTGAATGGATTGATAATGTGAACAATGCTTATGAAAATAAAAAATGCAATCTGACTTCTTGCCGATACAATGCAGATGGCAAGTGTACAAACGAAGAAAAGAGAGAAGAATGTGTCGAAGTGTCAGGAAAGGTGTTGTGCATAAATGAAGAAAACAAGAAGTAAAATAATCATTAAAACGAGAGCTGACGGTTACACAAAGATTTATGCCAATGGGAAATGGCAGAAGAAAGTACGTGTTATTAATTATCATGCAGAATGCAGTAATAAAGATGGTATAAAGGTTACTTGCGAATTTGATAGACTGAAAACTGATAAAAATAGTTCGGTTATCTACGATGAAGCTAAAAAAGATTTTGCAAAAGAACATATAGTTGCAAGGATTTGAGGGAGCGTTTGAGTAATGAGCATGGCAGAAGTAATTAAATCAATAGAACGTGAGGCACTTAGAGAAGCACAATCGCACGAAATAGGCGGTAGAAATGGTAAGCCGATAGAAACATCCGAATTTCATGATATGACTATTGACATTGATATTTCAGTCGATGCAGTCAATGAGTATGCAAAATCAATTTTAGGCAGATACCCGGAAAATAATTATGAATTTTCAAGAGCATTAGCAATGAAAATTCTAGAGGAAACAAAATCATTAGCGAATAGTGAGGGGAAGAAGTGATATTATGAAAATAACAGAAATGAATAACTGCATTGAAGAAATGCGTAAATGCTACAAGTTTGAGGATGATAAAACGGAAATAAGACTCGGCAGTGTACCAAGTAGTGGCTGTGACAGGCATGTATTTGTCAGCACAATGAATGAAAACGGAACACAGATTGAAATGACAAGAATAGCGGATAGATTAGAAGAAGCAGACTATTGTTTACGATGAAAGGAAGAAATTATGAAAAAGAAAATTTTAGCAGTTGCGTTAGGATTGACATTGTGTTTAGGAATGACTGGATGTGCGTCGTGGGACAGAATGGTAACAGATATGAAAAGCGATGTAAATGGCGGTATGCAGAGAACAATTACTGTATATACGGCAGATGGCAAGGAACTTGCAACATACGAGGGAAAGATTGATATTGATACAAACGATGGTGGATATGTTAAGTTTGATTTTAACGGCAAGAGATATATCTACTACAATTGCTTCGTAGAAAGCATTGCAGATATTGATTAAGTGATATTACCGACTACGGACTAATTGTAGCTGCTGACCTTAGAAAGATAAAGGCTGATAAAACATAGAAAAGGAGAAGATTGAGAACATGAAGAAGTTATTTGTAAGTGTGCCGATGAAAGGCAGAACAGAGGAAGAAATCAAAGCAAGTATTCAGAAAATGAAAAAGATTGCTGAAATATACGAGGGCGAGGAATTAGAGCTTATCGATAGCTACATTGAGGATAACCCACCTAAAGATAGCAAAGAAGCCGTATGGTATTTAGGTGAAAGCCTTAAGAAGCTGGCACAGGCTGATGTATTTATCGGAATTGATGAAGCATATGATTGGAACGACTGTTATATCGAAAGAGATACAGCACAAAGATATGGCATTAAAACACATATAGTTCAAGCGAGGAATATAATTGATAACTATGGTGCTCTTTTTAAGAAATTAAATCCGCCTGTCCATGATGTATTGCTCTAACAAAATTTTACCGGCTACAGATTGATTGTAGCCGCTACCCTAAAACAGTTATAGGCAGAGGTCTATAAGCACCTTTGCTTTTTAAAAGTGGAGGTGCTTTTCTTATGGCTAGTCAGAGCCTTATTTCCACAGTTGATAGTTACGAAAATTACATAGAGAGAAACGGAAAAGACGAGCAAGTAATTAATGCTTATGTAGACGCTTGCAGTGTAGCCATAAATGGAGAGAAAGATATTGAGTATGGACTACAGCTCACTAAGAGGGCAAAAGAGCTTATAGAGGGCTTCTGCACGGCTAAAACAGGCGGTACGATTTGGGATTTGGATTATTACCATTTCAAGCATGAGACTACACCATATGACTTAGTTAATCACTATTTTGATTTATTTCTGATGGAAGCTCACTATAAGTTTGAGAGCTTTATGATTTACATGGAAAAAAATCGTCCACCATGGGAAAGATTTTATTTGCCGAGAAGAAATCCGTTAAGCAAAGTCGCACAACTCATTCAAGATTTGTACGATGATAAACTCGATGAGGGCATGGTGTTTTGCCCCGGACGTATCGGAAAGACTCAAATCGTTAAAATGGGTAATTTGTGGTTTGGCTCGAACAGACCCGAGAGGTCAAATCTATATTCGGCATATTCCGACAAAATAACTGGAGGATTTTACGATGGTACGTTAGAAATGGTAAATGACCCAACGTACACCTACAAAGATATTTACCCTAAAATTGTAGAGAAAAAAGCTATCACAGACGGAAAAGACCTTACGATAGACTTCTTGCGTAAAAAAACATACCCAACATTTACTATGCGTTCTATATACGGAACACTGAACGGAGCATGTGACTGTGACGGCTTAGGAGTATATGACGATTTATTTAGTGGTATTGATGAAGCGTTAAGTGAGGACAGACAGGCTACAGTTTGGGGAAAGTTTGATAATAACTTTATGCCGAGAATTAAGCCCGGCAAAGCAAAGTTGCTAGGAATAGGCACAAGATGGGCGCCAAAAGATGTGCAAGGGCGCAGATTAGAATTGCTTGCAAATAATCCTGAATATAAAAACATACGCCATAGAGAGGTTATAATTCCGGCACTCAATGAAAACAATGAGAGCAATTTTGATTATCCCTACAAATTAGGATATTCCACACTAGATTATAAGCGCAGAATGGCTTCATTTGAAGATAATGACGATATGGCTTCATGGTTCGCCCAATATCAGCAAGAGCCGATAGAAAGAAAAGGTCAGATGTTCAATATTGATAACATGAACTTTTTTGACCCGGCAGAAATTGAGGGAATAAGACCTGATAGAATTTTTTCGGCAAACGACCCGGCATATGGCGGTGGAGACTTTGTATCAATGCCGATTTGCTATGAGATTGAAAAGGAATACTATATCGTAGATGTTGTATATAACGATGGTGATAAGGATATAACAATTCCCGAAGTAACAAGCAGAATGGAAAGTCACTTAGATAAATTCCCGAATAAAACAGCAGAGGTACATTTTGAGGAAACAAAAACAACATCTGCCTATCGTTTGGAGTGCGAGAAAATATGGAAGAAAGATTGCTACCCAATATTGACAAGCCATGACCCGGCAGATAACAAAACTGCAAAAATGGACAGAATTAAAAATCATGCGCCGGATATAAGAAAACTGCATTTCATAAAACTTGAAAGACAAACTAAGGAATACAAAAAATATTTTCAAAACGTTCTTTCTTGCACATATGAGGGCAAAATGAAACATGATGATGGTGTGGATTCTACAGCACAGTTGTGCGATATGATTTTTAGAGAAAAGCGAATAGCAAAGGTTGAAGCAGTACACAATCCGTTCAGAGGAGGGCTTTATTAATGACAAAGGAAGTTTTATCACAGTATTCAGACTTACAAGAGGAAATTAAAGAGGTTAGAAAGAAAATTGCTAAATTGCAAGATGACCTTGAAAAGATAGAAAACGGAGAAAGCGTGATTGACACCGTGTCGGGCGGTATGGGCGGTACACAGCACTTTAAAATCGAGGGTGTACCTTATCCTGAATACGGACGCAAGCGTACACTGCTTTATTCAAGAATGACTACGTTACAGCTTTTACAAGATGATTTGCTTGAAAAGACAAACGATGTAGAAGAATTTATAGCAAGCCTTGATGATAGCAGAATGAGAAGAATAATTAATTTTAGATTTTTGGAAAATAAATCATGGTTGCAGACAGCATATGCGCTTGGCGGTAAAGCCACAGCAGATAGTGTAAGAATGGAGTTTGAAAGATTTTTTAAGAAAATGTAAGTTTGTTCGTTCGGTTCGCTTAGAATGTGATAATGTGTAAGATGAAAAAAATGTAATTCGTTCATTGCGTAAAATCTCTTTTAGAAATGGCACTCACAGATTGTGGGTGCTATTTTTAGTGAAGCGAGGGTGACATGAATAATCAGAATATTAATATTGTTCCAACAGGAAAGCGAAGTGTAATGTGCCCTCGTTGCGGAAAGCTATTAACGTGGGCAAATAAAAGCGACAAGAAACACCACAAAGTAATGTGTACGCACTGCCGTAAATGGATATGGTTTTGGGCTGGCACACAAGAATTTCAGATAAAAGAGGTTCCACAAAGAACTTCTGCAAGTGGCATGAGGTTTTATTGATGTATAGATATGCTCATAAAAATGTAAGACCTTTTTCAGCCGTCTGCCAAAATAATTACGGCAGACAAGTTATTTTTACACGTAAAAGGCAAATCACAAAAAACAACATAATCGAAGAACTGAACAAAGCACTTGTGATTCACGAGCAAAATGCTATTGAGATTGAGTATCTTGACAGATACTATCGTGGCGACCAACCAATTTTGTATCGGCAGAAAGTGAACCGCCCGGAAATCAATAACAAGATTGCTGTAAATCTTGCATATGAGCTTGTTGAGAGAAAGACTGCAGAGATGTGTGCCGAGCCAATCCAATATGTGCTACGTGGTACTGATAACCATAAGTCGGAAGAAATTACACAGCTTAACATTACGATGGACTCTGAAAGTAAACAAGAGTGCGACATAGACATACATCGTTGGAGAAGTATATGCGGTACTGGCTACAGATTTATCGGTAACGATGACGGACAAGGACAGTTGCTTGATGAGAGCGATTTTTACCTATCGTCTGAAAATCCAATGTATACGTTTGTAGCATACTACTCAAACGGACGTCCGGCATTCTCTTGTCAAATCGGAGAGGACGAGAACGGAGCAAATATTTATTATGTGTTCACCGACAATGAGTGGTTTGATATTCGTAACGACAAGATTTACGATAGCGGAATAAACGGAAATAGAGCTATTCCGGTGATTGAATATCCAAACAATGCAAGGCGATTATCTGACATTGAAATGACTATTGCAATCACAGACGCTATTAACGTGCTTACATCGGACAGAATTAATGGCGTTGAGCAGTTTGTGTCTGCATGGGTAAAATTTGTTAATTGTGAGGTTGACATAGATGCATTCAGAAAAATGCGACAAGAGGGAGCATTGGTAGTTAAATCTAACAATGGTTCAGACAACAAGGCTGATGTTGATGTAATGACGAGCGAACTTAATCAGACAGAGGGACAAGTGGTATTCACTGACCTTTTTGAAAGATTTTTAAGTATTCAAGGTCTTGCAAATCGTCAGGGCAACACAGGCGGTGACACCGGCTCTGCCGTAGAACTACGAAACGGACATTACGATGCCGGACTTAGAACGGCTATTAATGAGCCTATTCTTAAGAAATCAGAAAGAATGGCACTTAGGCTTATTCTCAACAGGCTGAGAATTAATAAGGGCTTTACGCTTATGCCTAGCGATGTTGAGATACACATTAATCACAATAAGCTAGATAACATGCTTGTTAAAGCAGAAGTGCTTGAAATATTACTTAGGTGTGGTATCAATTACAAGAGAGCAGTTAAGACGATTGACATGTTTAGCGACCCTGAACAAGTCACTCTTGAAAGCGCTAAGCGCATGGAAATGTTATTCCCGGAAGAACAGCAGACAACAGATACACCTAACAATAATAACGATGATACGAACAATGGAAAGACAGCCGATGAATAATTGGCTGTCAATTTATTTTGGAGCTTGATATGGCAGACGAAATCCACGCACTTAACAAAAATGAAATACAAGACATAGATTACGACACATATTTTGGTGAGATGGATTTGTCCGACAAGGAAAAGGAAGATAGAAAAAAACTTGCTGAAAAGTTTGAAAAAATCTTTGTTATGCTATTTGCCTTGCTGTCCGGCAAGGAAGAAACAGAGATAACAACTATTACCAAAGAATTTATCATCAGATATGAGAGCATTGCCACACAGTACTGTAAAGCAAAGAGAACACCCTCATATATTACGGATTATGCCCGATACATTGTGAATGAGGTAGTTGACGCTACCACACAAAATACTGACGTAGAGTATTTTACTTCACAAAAGCGTGCAAAAAATGTAGCTGCGAATGAAGCTAATGCAATCGGTAATTACAGATTGCAAACTGATATGGTGAAACAAGGCTACAAAACAAAAGAGTGGCGCTCAAAAGAAGATTCACATGTCAGACCTACACATGCAGAAGTTGACAGAAAGAGAATTGATATTTTTGAGCCGTTTGAAGTTGGAAATTCGTTGATGATGTTTCCAAAAGACCATTCGCTAGGCGCAGAGGTAAAAGAAATAGCAGGGTGTAGATGCAGTCTTAAATATTACAAATAATGAGCAACTTGTAAGGAAACTTATAGGTTGCTTTTTATTATACAAAAAATTTGCAGTTGTGCGTTAAACAACAGAAAAACTCGGCGGGAGCGACCCGCGATAACAAAAGCGTGAGTTACGGAGGTAATTGAAATGACAAGAAATGATGTTTTGAAGCTTTTTCCGGACGCAACGGATGAGCAGATAACAAATCTGCTTAACAAGAGCGGTGAGGAAATGGCAAGAGAGAAAGAGAAAGCCAATCAGTACAAGGCTAAAGCCGACAAAGCTGACGAGCTACAGGCACAGCTTGATGAGCTACAGGCTGGCAACATGACAGAACTTGAAAAGGCAAATAAAGCCTTAGAGACAGCCAATCAGCAAATAGCCAAGCTACAGAAAGATAACGCTGTCAGAGACTTGCGTGAGAAGGCTATGTCAGATTTTGGAATTACAGCAGAACAGGTAAAGACAGTAGTAAAAGAGGATGGCTCTTTTGACACAACATCACTTGGCAAGATTATTTCCGACATGAAAGCCAATGCGATTGCGGAGTACGAGAAAAATGCACTTAAAGATACTCCTAATCCAAACAATGGCGGTAACAATAATGAACCCGACTCAAAGCCAGCAGATGTAGCCAATGCAGAACAAATCTCATTCGGTACAGTTGCAAGTACAGAGAGTCAAAACAGCTATGTAATTTAAAACAGGAGGTAGAACGATGGGAAAGCCAATCGTAAGAGACTTTACACAGGGTAAAGGAATTTTAAAATTTTTCCCTTATGAGGGTGCAGCGTGCCTTGTACCACAGACTATGGTAACAAGCGCAGACACAAACGGAATGAAGATTGTACCAGCCGGTACACCATTCCCAAGCAATGACGCAGAGTGTAAGGGTTATCTGTTACACGATGTAGATGTAACAATGGGTGACGCACCTGGAACATATGTATATCAGGGAACTATTGATTGGGAGAAAGTTAATTCACTTTCAATCGCAGATGAAGCTAGAACTGCAACACCTAGAGTTACTTTTTATGGCGCGCCAAAGATTGTAGCAAGTCAGGTTTAAAAGGAGGTAGAAGAACATGGCATTACCATTAGCAGAAGCATTTACAGCGAGAAGCCTCGGTGTAATGTGGAACAATTATCAGAAGACATTAGGAACTGCCCCTTATCTTGGCAGACAGAAATTCGGAACACGTAAACAGGATTCACTCGACCTTAGATTCATCAAGGGCAAGAACGGACTACCGGTATCACTCAAAGCTTCAAACTTTGACGCACAGGCAGAGTTAAGAGATGTTGGAGGTTTCTCTGACATTCAGAACTCAATGCCATTTTATCGTGAGTCTTATATGGTAACGGAGAAAGAGGAACAGGAGTATGACAATTACAGAACTTCTGAAAACTCTAGCCTTGCCAATAACGTATTACGCGAAATCTCAAAGAAACCAATGAACCTTATTGAGGGCGCATTAGTTGTACCGGAGAGACAGATTTGGCAGTTACTTGCACCTACAGATGGTGTACCAAGAGTAAAAGTAACTATTGGCGACAAACCTTTTTACATTGACTATCTTGCAGATAATGAGAAATCAGAACATACAGCAACGCATTACAAGACTTTTACAGGCACAAGTGCATGGGACAAGTCGGCTACAGCCACACCACTTGACGACCTTATTAAGACCAAGAGAGATTTCTCAAAGGCTACAGGATATTCTCTCACTCGTTATACTATGAACACCGAGACATGGGAAATGGTACTCAACGCAGAGGACACAAAGAAACAGGTACTCGGTATCACTGCTTACAATGGCGGTATCAGATTACAGCAAGGACAGGTTACTGAATACCTTAGAGGATATGGTATCGAGATTGAAGTATACGATAAGCTCTATGTTGATGAGACAGGACAGACACAGTACTTTGTACCAACAGGTATTGTATCTGCGCAGTCTGCCGGAGTATTCCTTGGCGATTACACATTTGGTAAGACTCCAGAGGAAAGAAGCGGAAGTATCACAGACGGAAACCTCTCACTTGTTGAGACCGGTGTATCTGTATATACATACGCTACAAACCATCCTATCAATACTCACTGTATCGTATCTATGATTGGATTACCTACATTCGAGGGTATGGATAGCGTTATGGTTCTCAAAGTTAAGGAGGATTAAGGCTTATGATAGCAACGCACTCTATAAAGCATGATGGAGTGTGGTATAAAGTCGGAGACGAGGTGCCGGAAAGCAATAGCAATTCGGTGCCTTCTGATTTTATGAACCCACCTGAAACACCATACACAAAGACAGAAATTAACAGAATGTCAACAGCCGACCTAAAGAAGCTTGCGAGCGAAAATGGTATTGAAAATGCCACAGAAATAAATGGCGGTGACTTGAAAAAAATGTTAATTGAAAAGTTTGGATTATAAGGAGCTTGGCATGGAATACACCGCATTGGAGCAAGTCAAAATCAGACTCAAACAATTTCATATTGATACAGTCACAAACGATGATGATACAACATCTGATGTGGTTGTATTCGATAAAAAGGAAGATAACCCACTCATTGAACAGCTCATTAAGCAAGCCACAGAAGATGTAAAAGCAAAAAGGTGTTATCCGGACACTTTCACTGATGATGATATAGCTGCCGACTTAAAGCAGTTTGAAAATGTCGTTATCAATCTTGCTGTCTACGACCATTCACAAGCCGGTGAAAACTACATGAGCGCATTGAGTGAGGGCGGAGTGAGCCGTACATGGAAAGACAGAGATAAGCTGTTTGTCGGAGTTTTCCCTTTTGTCAAAATGCTATAAATCTTGCCTATAGGGCATTATATAAAAAGATAAGAAGATTGTGCGTTACCATTTTACTGATGTCGGTAAAGTGGTAGCAGGCGGTACACATTAAGAGGTGGTGGGCGGTGTGCCAATTACCAAAGATGAAAGGCGGTATATCAATGCCAATAGCAGTAATTATAAGCATTATTTCAGTTGCTTTTTCCGTCTTTTTCGGACTGTTTACATTAGGACTTAATCTTAAGAACAGCAAAAAGTCTGACAAGGCAGAACTTACGGAGCGTGTAAAGGAAAATACACGCATAAATATGAAACTTGACACAATATCAGGCAACACAGCAGATATAAAGAATGAAGTTATAGAAATGAGAAAAGAGCTTAATTCTCATGACAACAGGATTATTAAAGTTGAGGAAAGCGTAAAGTCGGCACACCACCGAATAGACGGATTGGAAGCACGACTTAATGAAGATAAGGAGGTGTAGCAGAATGGATATAACATCAGTATCAACAGTAGTTGCAATCGTTGTAATAACATATCTGATAGGCTTAGGAGCTAAGACAATTCCACACATTAAGGATAATTACATTCCTATAATCGTAGGCGTTGCGGGCGGTATTTTAGGCATTATAGGTATGTATGTAATACCAGACTTTCCAGCGAATGACATTCTTAATGCAATCGCAGTTGGAATTGTGTCCGGATTATCAAGCACAGGTGTTAATCAGATTTATAAGCAGGTAAAAAACAATGCTTGACATTAATAAACAAGCCATGAAATACGCGATTCAAGGCCAAACAGTCACAGTCTACGAAAAAGACGAGGACGGAAATCTAAAGTGTTACGAAACAGAGGACGGAGAGAAGATATACTACACCCACGAGGAAACAGGCTTTTCAGAGCCGGTTGATTTTCGGGCGAATATATCATTTGACGGAGGAGAAGCACAGAACAAGGAATATGGCTTTAATACGGCTGATTTTGACGCTGTTTTGCTGACAGATAAGGGAATGTACCCTTTTAAAAAAGGTGACGTTATTTGGCTTGATAGTGAGCCTACAAAGGATGCCAACGGATTAGTTGATTCAACTTCCGCAGACTTTACAATAGTGGGAGTCAAGCCCTCTCTCTATTCAGTTAAATACATGCTCAAAGCAGTTGTGAAAGAAGTGTAATTATGAAGATTGACGTTTCTCTGACAGAAAAATCTATACAAGATGCGATAGACAAGCTTGAAAGATACAAAGACCGCTTACAGGACAAGTGCATAGCGTTTGTCGGAGAGCTTGCCAGTAATGGCATTGCTGTAGCGCAAGCAAATACAGGCAATTTCGGACATTATATCACGTTTAGTTACGAAATTAAAGATACAACAGACGGCTGTACGGCTATTGTGCTTGCCACCGAAACAGGGCAGATACAAAGCACATGGCAAACAGCAGACGGACTCAAAACAGTTGATGTATCGCCTTTGCTTATGGCTGAATACGGCTCGGGCCGGAGAGCTAAACCACACTTTAATGATACAAGAGGCGGTCAGGGAACTTTCCCGGGGCAGACACACGCATTCGACAGCGAGGGTTGGTATTGGAGAGACGAAAGCGGAGAATTACACCATTCATACGGCATTACACCTACAATGCCAATGTATCACGCATTTGTAGAAATGGAAAATGACATCATGAGAACGGCACGGAAAAATTTTTAGTTGAGGTGATAAAGTGGCGAGTCAAAATCAATGGGTTTATGACCTTGAAAATCTCACGTATGCGATTTTAAAAACCCGATGTGAGAAAAAATTGAAAACTAAATATCCCAAGCTAAAATTCACGCAAGAGGAACAGTCGGACAGTGCAACGGCTAGTTTCCCAACAGTGCTAGTTCAAGCACTCGAACCCATTGAACAGAATGAGGATTTAGAGTGTGAAAAAATAAATACAGTGTTATTTACGGCACAAGTAATTGTTACAACGAATAAAAGCCGTTCAGAAGCCTTGAATGTGGCGCAGGCAGTGGCTAATGAATACAAAGCTATGTCATTTAAGCTGACAACAATCCCATTCGCTAGGAAAAACGGCAAATTATGGACAGCAACATTACGTGCTAGGCGGTCATTTGACTGGAATGATAGATTATAAGAGCTTTTTGGCTCTTATTTTTTTATGAAAAATTAGGAGGTAATAAAAATGGCAACAGGATTAAAAAGTAGAATTGCTTACAAGACACCAACCGCGTCCGCCACAAGTGGCGATTACTGGGCTGGAACTTACAAGCTCTTACTTAGAGCAAAATCAATTCCCTCACCATTCGGTTCACAGAACATGGTAGATACTTCAACTCTTGAAGATTTAGTAGAGACACAGGAAATGGGCAGACGTTCAGCCGGTTCTATGGAAGTTGAGGGAGCTTTTGAGAAAAAGTATAAGGATGAGATGGTAACTAACGAGGGCAAGAAGCTCGACTTTATCATTCTTTATGGTACAGACGGAAAAGGTTCAGAGGGTATCTGCGCTTTTATCGGTCAAGAGTCATTCGCCCCAGGTGAGGCTTCTGATGACCACTTAACAGGAACTGCGACTGTATCAGTTCAGACAGTGCCTAAGTGGATTGAGGATAACTACGATGTTGCGGTAACAGAGGATGACCAAGGCTATCCAACAGAAATCACACTCACAAAAAAAGGGTGAGCCAATCGGAAAAAGCCGTAGCGGTTGGCTATGATGATGGCACGGCTGACAGCGAACTTGAAGATACAATATAGCAAGGTAATTGAGGCAGTGTTAAAACTGCCTCTTTCCCTATATAAATTAGGGAGAAAGGGAAAGATAAAATGAAAATTAAATTAGATGGAAAAGAGTATACAGTTAAATTCGGATATGCACCGGTATATAAGAATAAAATTATCCCAAGGCTCGTAGGAATGGAGCAAAAGGGCGAGGGACTTGAAGTCATTGACAACATGCTTGGATTTTTACCGGAGTTTTTGCTCGTGGGCTTGCAAAAGTTTCACGCTGACGAATTTGGCTTTGATTTTGACGATAAAGAAGCAAAAGAGAAGCAATTAGCGAAGATGTATGATTTGCTTGACGATTATCTCGACCCAGAGAATGAAGAGGGTGGAGATATAATGTCGCTCTACAACGATTTGTCGGCTGAAATGGAGAAAAACAGTTTTTTATCAAAGATGCTGGCGAAAGAGGCACAGACAGCCAAGAAGAAACCAATCAAGAAGTAAAAGAGCTTACATGGGAAGTCTATTGCAACGAAATCCGTCCATATTGGCTGTTGGCAACTAAAGGCTATGGATTTAGCGTTGAGGACATAGATATGTCTTGTCCGGCTGATTTAGAGCCTTATTCAAAGGCTTATATGCTCGAGCAAAGAGAATCTGACTCTAACATGTGGGCTTGGTGGGGCACATACGGATTAAGTGCAACTCTTACAGCTATCGACAGAGCCTTAAATGGCAACAAAGCAAGAGCAAAATACATTGAGAAATCATTAAATGAGCAATACTCAAAAGATAGCGAGCCTAAATACAAGGAGTCTAATGAGGAAATTGCCGTTTATGAAATGAAGCAACGAATTAACGCATTAAGACAGTCGGGATTACCTGAAAGTCCTGATTAATGAGGTGAAAATATGGCATATAAAGGAATTGACGTATCGTCATATCAAGGAAATATTGATTGGAGTAAGGTTAAGTGGGCCGGAGTGCAATTTGCAATCCTAAAAATAATCCGCAAAGACCTTAATCCGGATAAAACCTTTGAGCAAAACTGGAAAGGCTGTACCGATGTAGGAATGCCAATACAAGGTGTTTACAACTACTCATACGCTACAACAGTAGACAAGGCAAAGAAAGATGCACAGAGAGTGATTGAGGTACTTAACGGAAGAAAAACTTTCGTTTGGTTAGATGTTGAAGATAAATGTCAACAAGGGCTTGGACAGACGCTTATTGACATTATCAACGCATATCAGAGTGTTATCAAGAGTGCCGGACTTAACTTTGGTGTATACACAGGGCTTAGCTTTTACAATCAGTACATTGCGCCATACGCAAATCAGATTAATTGTCCGTTTTGGATTGCACGTTATCCGTCAACTAAGGGAATGTCTATTGGTGATGAGCCTAACAGTGCTAAAAAGCCTGTTATTCAACATCCTCTGTATGGTTGGCAGTATTCGAGTGCATTTACTTGTAGCGGTCTGAATAACAGCACTGATGTTAACTTACTCTATATTGAGCTTGACAAGGGTGACGGAATAGAGAATAATCCGGCACCAATAGCAACTCCGACACCAATAGTAACTCCGGTAAAAAATAACGCTTGGAAAGGCAATGAAGAATATTACCTCAATAATGATGATGTAAGAAAATGGCAACATGCTATGAATGTAGGCTTCGACCTCAAAGGAGCTGATGCACTGAAAGAAGATGGCAAGTTTGGAGCCAATTCACAGAGATTTGCTAAAAATCACAATTTGTGGAGCGGTCAGAAGCATAACTGCCCGACAGCCATTAAGTGGTTGAGAAAAACTCTGCATGACAAGTATCATTTTTACAAACTTGATACCGATTACGGCAAGTGGACGGACTACCTTTCTAAATGTGTCATGGTATTTCAAAAGAATAGAGGCCTTAAGCAAGATGGATATGTTGGATTGATTACAACATACTATCTGCTCAAAGACTAAATACATGAGAGCTACTTTAGGGTAGCTCTTTTTTATTACAGGGAGGTGAGAAAATGGCAGAGAGCATTGAGCTTCAAATCAAGTCGGACGCACAGCAAGCGACTAGAGCCATAGGCAACTTACAAGCTAAGTTGCAAGGACTTGGAGATACTCTCAATTCCCTCAATGGTGCAAGCATAAGCAATTTTGCGAGCGGAATGTCACAACTTGCAACATCACTTAGAAGTGTGAGCAGTATTGACACACGTACCTTTAGCAAGATTGCAACTAACATGGAGAAGCTCGGCAACCTTGATACTGCAAGACTTGTCAGCTCGGCAAGTGCTTTGAAGAGCATGGCAACAGAACTGTCGGGCTTTGCGAGTATCTCAAAGCAATCAGCAGAGATTACACAGCTAACAGCTTCAATCTCAAAGCTCGGTTCAAAATCAGCCGGATATGCTGCGGATAACATCAGAAACCTTGGCAGTGCCTTGAAAGAGGTAATGACAACATTATCTAACGCACCGAGAGTCAGCAGTAACATTATTCAAATGACTAATGCGCTTGCTAATCTGTCGCAACAAGGCTCGAAAGTCGGTTCGGCTAGTAGGTCACTTGTAACAGGCTTTTCAAACACAACTAAGTCGATTAAGAGTACAAGGAGTGGATTTAGTGGCTTAGCTTCAACTATCGGTAAGTTTTACGCAACTTATTGGTTGGTTATGCGAGCTGTCGGAAAGCTAGGCGGTACAGTTGATTTAGCAAGCCAATTAACCGAGGTTCAAAACGTAGTAGACACCACGTTTGGTGATATGGCAAGCAAGGTTGATGATTTTACAAAAACATCAATTCAAGACTTCGGAATGTCGGAGCTGACAGTTAAGCAAATATCAAGCCGTTTCCAAGCGTTAGGAACTTCTATAGGCATTTCGTCAGAACAAGTGGCAAATGGTACGGCAGTGGCAAATAAAGCTCTTATGAGCCAAAATAACACGCTATACAAGACTACAGACAGTATGGCTGATATGTCGCTTAATCTTACAAGATTAGCCGGTGACATGGCTTCATTCTACGATGTAGACCAAGCTGATGTTGCAAAGAGCTTACAATCCATTTTTTCAGGAACAATTGCACCATTAAGGAGATACGGACTTGATTTAACACAAGCCACACTTTCAGAGTGGGCTATGAAAAACGGACTTGACGCAAATATCAAGTCAATGACGCAAGCTGAAAAAGTACTCTTAAGGTACAATTATGTCATGGCAAATACGCAAGCTGCACAGGGGGACTTCGCCAAGACAGCCGATAAACGAAACGTTAGTTTCATGTGTCGCGCAGCATAGTAATATGCTGATGAAAAATCGAGCAAAGTCGGTGAAAACTAAGTTGATTTAGACAACATACTTTGATATAATATGTTCGAGGTGATTTAATGAGAACGTATTATATCTATAAGGCTACAAATAAAGTAAACGGAAAATTATATATCGGACAAACAGTAAACTATCACGCTAGGGTTCAACAACATTTAAGGTGTTCGCCAAAAGAGGATTGCTTATTTCACAGAGCAATTGAAGAATATGGCAAGGACAACTTTGAATGGGAAGTGATTGATAAATGCAATAGTCCACAGAAAGCATTGCGACTTGAAAGATTTTATATATCTTTGTATAACACATACAGAGATGGATATAATGAGAATAAGGGCGGTGTTGGTGGACATAACGCAAGAGCTGTCGTAAGGCTGAATAAAGACGGAACATTTATAGAAAGATACGATAGCGCGATGGAAGCCGACAAATATGGCTTTGGCAATACTGATGTATTATTATGTTGCAAGAATAAAATGCTGACATGTAAAGGCTATCAATTCATGTTTGAAGATGAATATAAAGCTAATGGAGCTAAGACATATATAAAGCCAAAGCCTATTAATCAGAGAAAAGTCATTCAATGTGACCTAAAAGGCAATTTTATCAAAGAATTTGATAGCATAGCACAGGCTTCAACCGAAACAGGAACAAACAGGACAACACTGATAGGGGCATTGAAACATCGTTATAAAAATGCCAATGGATATATTTTTGTTTATGAAGAAGATTTTCCGATAAAGGATTTGAGCATGTATACTAAACTAAAAAAGGGTAGGAAAATAGCTCAAATTGATATAAAGACAAATAAAGTAGTCAAAGAGTATGACAGAATATCTGACGCTGGCAAAGCGTTGGGAGTCAATTACAAAGCCATACACAAAGTAGTTGATAAACCCAACAGGACAGCATACGGATATAAATGGATAAGTCAATAAGTCAATACCGAGGTAATCAATCAGATAGCGAAAGGCTGATTGACACCGTAACGCGTAGGAAGTGAATAAATATAATCTTCCCAAGAGTGCTCGACAACCATAAGACGTAGAAATGCGTCTTATTTTTGTGGTTGAAAATGTACGCTGAACTTATAGGAAACTATAAGAAGTAGAGGATAAAAAGCCTTTACGATAACAAATTGACATGGGCGAATAGTGTAAGAGTCCTTAAGCAAGAGTTCCAAGCATGGGGCAGTATCATAGGTAGCGTAGTAATCAATGCTTTAAAGCCATTTGTCCAAGCCTTAAATAAGGTAATGCTCAAAGTTATCAGTTTCACAAGAACTGTAGCTGACGCACTCGGAGCAATCTTCGGATGGACTATCGAGATAAGCGGTCGCGGTGCCACGGCTGACGGCATGGAGGATATAGCTGACGGAGTAGGCGATATTGGCGATAACGCTGATAGCTCTAATAAGAAAGCACAAAAACTGAAAAAGACACTGCTTAGCATAGATGAGATACACGCACTTGACGATAACAGCGATAGTGGCAGTGGTGGCGGTTCGGGCAGTGGCGGTTCCGGTGGCGGTGGAGCTGGAGGTGGTGTTGATAGCTCGCTGAAAAAGACCGATGGATTGCTCGAAAAATACAAATCATCAATCAAGGATTTATACTCACTCGGAAAGTACATCGGTGACGCTCTTGCGAGTGCTATGGAGAGCATTGATTGGAAGAAGATTTATCAGAAAGCTGACAATTTCGGAAAAGGACTTGCAGACTTTCTTAACGGCTTAATCAGCCCAAGACTCTTTTATGATTTGGGTGCAACAATAGCCGGTTCACTAAACACAGCTTTGCATTTTCTCAATTCATTCGGTACAACATTCGACTGGACTAATTTTGGCTTGTCGATTGCTAACGGCATTAATGGATTTTTTGAGAATTTTGATTTTGCGTTACTAGCAAAAACTATTAACGCATGGGTACAAGGAATATACACCATGCTAACCACGGCAATTAAAAATGTGTCGTGGAAAGACATACTAAAAGGAATTACGGACTTTTTAAGCAATTTGGACATCAAAACTGTTGAGATAATAGTTGGCACATTGCTGATAAAAAAGATAATTTCGCTAAAATTAGGTTCAGTGGCACTCGCTTTTATTGGAAAATCATTATCAAAAGCGATAGCACAGGCAATAGCTTCAAAAATTGGATTTGAGCTTGTAGAAGGAGCCGGCATTGGAACGGCAATAATGCAAGCATTTAAAACGATTTTCGCCTCATTGTCAACTGATCTTGGATTGCTCATAGAGGGATTATTTAGTGGCTTAAGCTTGGGTGATGCAATAACAGCCGCATTCGGAACAGGGGCAGTAGACCTATTAGCAACAATTGGTTCTGCTTTTTCGGCAATAGCCGGAACAATTTTATCTATTGTAAATTTTGTCAAAATGTTAAAAGACGGATTTAGTTGGATAAATGAAATTCTAATGGTAATAGGTGTTGCATTAGCCACAATCGGAGCAATATTAGCTGGTGTGGCAGCATTGCCGGCGGTAATTGTTGGAGCAATAGTGGCGGCAGTATCAACAATCGTTGTTTTAGTAAAAGATAATTGGAACACAATTTGTGAACTATTTTCAACGGTTGGCGATTGGTTCAATGAAAATGTCATTGAGCCTGTAGTTTCATTTTTTAAAGATATGTGGAAAACCATAAGTGGCTTTTTCGGTTCTTTATGGAAAGACATAGTAACTGTGTGGCAAGGAGCTTCGAAATGGTTTAGTTCCACAGTAATTGAGCCGATAGTTGGCTTTTTTAAAGGCTTTGCTACACGAGCACAACAGATTTTTCAAGGTGTTTGGATAATAATTCAAGCAATTTGGATAGTAGCTTCAAGCTGGTTTAATAATAATGTAATTACTCCAATTTCAAATCTGTTTAATTTTTTAAAAACGCTTATACAGACAACGATACAGACAGCAAAAGATTTTGTATTTTCAACATGGCAAGGGGTGGCAAGTTGGTTTAGCGGTACAGTAATACAACCGATTTCAAACTTTTTTAATATGTTGAAAGCTGGTATAACATCGGCACTTAGCACAGCAAAGAACTTTGTTATATCTACTTGGCAAAGCGTGGCGGGTTGGTTTAATGGCAATGTTATTTCGCCTATCACAAACTGCTTTAATATTATGAAAAACGGAATTACAAGCGCATTTAATTATGTGTGGAGTTCGATAAAAGGCGGTGTTACAGGAGCTATGAACTACGTTATTTCCAAAATAGAGAATGGTGTTAATTTTGTTGTCAGTGGAATTAACTCTTTATTAAGAGGATTTAACAAAGTTGTTTCTATGGCTGCTAAGGTGGCTGGTGCAAATTGGAACGGAGTATCGTTAGTCCCGAAAGTACATATTCCAAGGCTTGCTAGTGGTGGAATTTTCCCAAGGGGAGAGGACGGCATGGCTTTCATTAATCACAATGAGTTAGTCGGTAAATTCTCAAACGGCAAAAACGTAGTTGCAAACAACCAACAAATCACCGAGGGAATTAAACAGGCTGTCATGGAAGGAATGGCACAAGTAATGATGAACTATAATGCCGGCGGAAACTCTGCACCTGTCATTGAAAATGTGTTCAAGTGCGACAGTGAAACGCTCTATCGCATGACACAAGTAGGCAAGGCAAAGCACGGACAACGATATATTGTAGCAAATGAATTTGGCTAAGACACTCACCCTTGCGTGGGTGTCTTTTTACGAGGTAACAATATGGCAATGATGTTAGTAGATGGAGTGGCATTACCCACTCCATCAACTTTTGAATGGGGCATGATTGATGTGTCTGCAAGCGACAGTGGGCGAACACAGGATGCTCAAATGCACAAGAATAGAATAGCGCAGAAACGGCAACTTAAATTGTCGTGGAGTGGTACAGACACAGCTAGGACAGCAAGGATACTTCAAATGGTAAACCCCGAATATATCAGAGTAACATATCCTGACGCTATGAGTGGCACTGATGAAACACGTACATTCTATGTAGGTGATAGAAGCGCACCTATCAAGATATGGACTATCAACAATAAGAGGTATGAGACATTGAGTTTCGACCTCATAGAAGTATAAGGCGGTGATTTAATGCTTAACGTATCGGCTAAATGGCAAAGGGCAGTAATGCTCGATAATGATATAAACGTAAATTGCTTTGCTGACATAGTTACGGCAAGCGGTGAAAAAATCCCTATTAGTGATAGTGAACTGTGGGCGAACGGCTTCGAAGTCAATGACTCAACATCGAGCAATGGCACTTTCACAATCGGGGCTTTGATTGCCGGAAAACTGAAAATTAAGCTGAATAATATTTATGAAGATTACAGTAAGTATGATTTTGATAAGGCAAGCGTAACAGCATATGTTTCAAAAAGCTTTTCTGACGGCACAACCGAAAAACTAAAAATCGGTGAGTATAGAGTCAGCGAGACGAGCTATGACGGCTCACTCATAACACTTACTTGCCTTGACAATATTAATAATTTCAATCGTGAGTATGACAGCAATTTAAGCTACCCTACGACAGCGTATGAGGTAGTCAGAGACGCTTGTATTAAGTGCGATGTACCTTTTACTATGGCGAGATTTGATAACTCTGATTACACGATTAACGAGATACCAAGTGATAATCAAAAGCTCACATATGGACAGGCAATAGCTTATATCTTACAGTTGAGTGGATTATGGGGCAAATGCGGTCACGATGGCGAATTGCTTATCGAGTGGTATGATATGAGCCAGTTTGGGAGCCAAAATTACAATGGCGGAACTTTTAGCACAAAAACTACACCATACTCTGACGGAGACAGCGTTGATGGTGGAAATTTCACCGACTATTCAAGTGGAGATAGTGCTGATGGTGGAACATTCACGGAGGCGAGAAATTACCACAATATTTACACGCAAAAAGACTTGAATGTTGCGACTGATGATGTTGTTATCACCGGGGTAAAGGTAACTGTAACCTCAAAAGAGGACAAGACAAAAGATGTTAATGCTCTTGCCGGAAAAGAGGGATATGTAGTCTCAATCTCTGATAATCCGTTTATTTCGGCAGAAAAGGCACAGACAGTTGCAAACTATATCTTCAAAAAAATCGGAGGCATGAGGTTCAGACCTCTTGACGCTACACTCTTGTCAAACCCACTGATTGAGAGCGGAGATGTGGCGCTTGTGACAGACCGCAAGCAGAATACCTATAGCTGTTTTATTTCTAACCGAGCATTTACAGTTGGAAGCGGTACAAAAATTTCATGCGATGCTGAAAATGCTTCAAGAAATAGTGCTGATAAATTTAGCAATGAGACAAAGGCTATCGTACAGGCTAGGAAAGTTGCACAGATACAACTAAGTGCATATGACAAGCAAATGCAAATGCTGACACAGCTAATGTCCCAATCGCTCGGACTTTTTAAGACTGAACAGGTGCAAGAGGATGGCTCAATTATTTACATTATGCACAATAAATCCGACCTTAATTCGAGCAACATACAGTGGAAAATGACGGCTAATGGCATGGCTGTATCGAATGATTACGGCAAGACATGGAAAGCCGGAATTGATAAAGACGGAAACGCTATTTTCAATATTATGTCGGCTATCGGCATTAATTTTGACTGGGCGCATGGTGGCACACTCACTTTAGGCGGTGAGAATAATACAAACGGCAAGCAGTATGTCAAAGACGCAAACGGAAACATTCTGATTACACTTGATAACAAGGGCATTACGCTCGCTGACGGAGTGAGTATTTCGTGGAACAATATCTCAGACCAGCCCGATTTTGCAACAAACGATAAGTTAAACGAATTAAAAGACAATATTGGCTATACGCAAATAGGAAAAGAGTATGTTATTTCCCCAAAAATTGTAGGAGCATACGGCGAATTTACAAAAGCTTTCAATGTTGATGTTGTCAATCCGTCCACAGGACTCAATCAAAGTTTTTGGGCGCAAGACGCGGAAACAGGGACAAAAATAAGCGGAAATTACAGTGGAAATGATATTGATAATAATCTTACAGTAAATCCAGAGGGAGCAAACCTTTTTTCAAACGTTGGAGGACATACTAGCGGTATGGGCTGTGGCGGTGGCTTTGCAAGCATAAACGGTGAAACGGTTAATGTAAGTGGAACTAACGTTGACATTACCGCAAACAATTTGACTCTTAATGGGGTTGAAACTGTTTTTGGCTCAAAAACATTTACCAATGAAAACGGCTGGTATTGGAGACAGTGGACAGATGGATATATAGAAATGTGGGGAAGTTTTCCCGCGACTGTCTCGTTTGGCTCTAAATATGGTAGTCTGTATTATACTTATGGAAGCGTATATATGCCAGACGGAATAAAAAGTATCTTACATACTACAGGTACTGTGTTTTGTAGCGCCGGCGGGTTGTATTCTATTTTTTTTACAAGATGGAGCAGTAATGAGTTGGGGTTTTGTATAAACTCGGCTGCTGCAGAAACAAACAAACAATTGTATTTACAACTTCACGTTTTAGGCAAATGGAGATAATTGATGAAAGCGAGGCGTAATTTATGGCAATTCAAATGAGACGAGGGGCATACGCGGAGTTTGACCCTTTAAAAATGAAAGCTGGAGAATGGGCGGTATCGACCGATTCCGACACGAAAAAACAGCAGATATGGATGTGTTTCGCACCCGGAATAGTTAAGCGAATGGGAACTGTTGAGGATTTTGACGTTGAAATTCAAAGACTTATTCAGAGTTACCTTGACGGCATGGCTCAATCCGTGTCACAGGCTCAAAAATCAGCACAAACTGCGACAGAAAAAGCCAACTCAGCAAGCAGTTCTGCTTCACAGGCTCAAAAATCAGCACAAACTGCGACAGAAAAAGCCAACTCAGCAAGCAGTTCTGCTTCACAAGCTCAAAAATCGGCAGAACTTGCCACAAGCAAAGCTCAAGAATCAGCTACTTCTGCAAACAATGCTAGGACAAGTGAGGACAGTGCGTCTATCTCTGCACGTAACGCTAAGACAAGCGAAACAAATTCTAAGGCCAGTGAAACTAATGCTAAGAAATCAGAGGCTAATGCGTCTACAAGCGCAGCTAACGCAAAAAACAGTGAAACTAATGCCAAGGCTTCTGCTACTAGCGCGTCAACTTCTGCAAACAATGCTAAGGCAAGCGAAACAAAAGCCAAGGCTTCTGAAACCAATGCTAGGACAAGTGAGACTAACTCTGCAAAGAGCGAGTCGGAAGCGCAAAAGTACGCAGAACAAGTTAAAGAAATATCTGAGAGCTTCAGCGGAGCATTAAGACCTCTTGGAACAATCAACTTTGCCGACTTACCGAGCACAGCGGATGCTAATTCTGGTGATATGTACAATATAACCGACCAGTTTACCACAACCACTGATTTTAAAGAGGGGGCTGGTAATATAATTCCTGCCGGAAGTAACGTATATTTAACTGTTGATAGATATTGGGATGTGCTTGCCGGCACACCGGTAACAGGAGTAAAAGGTGCAAAAGAAGCATATTATCGCAGAGGAAATGTAAACATAACTCCTGCCAATATCGGAGCGGTTGCAGAAGGTGGAAATATAAGCGATACAACAGTTACTTTTGCCGCTACAACAACTAGAGCAAACCTTGTTTCTGGTGAAAAAGTGTCGGTCGGCTTCGGAAAAATTAAGAAGTGGTTCGCTGATTTGAAAAGCTTTGCCTTTAAAGATTTGGCGAATAACCTCACGACTTCTACCACTGGAAACGCATTAGACGCGAGTCAAGGCAAGATTTTGAATGACAAATACGATGAATTAAACCAGAGTTTAGGTAATATAACTTATAAGAAATATAATAATTCTATTGATTTAAAAAAATACACAAGCAATAATAAATATACTATTCCATCAAACGGTATTATAAAACTTTCTGTTGGATATACAAAAGGAGAGTATGTTAAAACTAGCATTTGTAACCCAGATGGAAGTTATATAATGAACGTAGGTATTAGTTATGGCGCTATATCAAATGTTAATTCTGTTATTGTTCCTGTATTCAAAGGAATGAAGATTGCAAATGATTTGTCAGCAATTGGTAGGGAAAGCATATCTTTTTATTCATATTCAATATAATAAATATATTATAATATACTTATATTTATTAGGAATATATATTCTAATTTTACCATTCGGATAACTACCATATCTTAAAATACGTCAGGTAAATATCAAGTAAATTATGTAATTTTTAAATTTTAATTTTTAAAATAGAATAACATATAATTTACTCGATACATCCCTGATGTATTTGTATCGAATATTACATACCAACTGTTATCATTAGTACTAAATCTGGAACTAGGTATTGAAAATGATGCTTTTGGATCACCATTACTCACAAACATAACTGTATTATATACATCAGCATCGGATGTCCCTAAAAGACTATTTATCTCTGCACAAGTAAATAATTTGCAAACTGTTCCTGTTACATATACAGCCTTAGAGCCACCAAACATTTTGATGCTTTGATTTTGAGAATTAGGCGTTAATAAGTTCTTTAAATTCTTATTCGTAGTTTCTAAACTCTGGTTTAGCAGACTATCACAAATAGGATTTTGCACATAAAAAGAGAGGGCATAAGCCCTCTCTGATTATTGCCCTATAAATACTCCAACATCATCTGCAAATGGATTGAAATTGTAATCCATTTCAATACTTTGCGCGTTTGTTGGAACTTCAAACGATATATCGACATTTCCGGTTCTGCCCGGTGAAAGCTCTAAAATCGAAGAGCTGTCAGTCAAATAAAGCTTGTTTTCGACTTGCACGTTATCAGCATATCCAGTTGCATTAGTATAAGAAAAACTAAATGTTTCATCACTATTATTTACCACTTGAAAGCTAAAAGTAACATATTTATATCCGCTTTTAGGCTTTTCGTAATCATAATTCGTATTTTCATAAAAATCAGTTAAAGCTACATTTATGTTGTCTTGATAAGTTATTCCCTCTCCGACACGAGCTTCAATCCTTTGATAATCTTGCGAGGAATTACCCTCTGTCTCGGCTTCTATTTCACTCTCAATTTGATTATTGGACTTCTTGTCACTTTTAGCGGTATCAGTACTTGAATGGTCTACAAAAATCAATCCTAAAGCAGAAAGAACACATATCACAATAGCAACAATCGAACCTACATGGCGCCTTGGAATTTGTTCTGAACTCTTAAGAGCTAAATCAATGATAGCAAGTATCAGTGCTGTTATGATACATATTACATCGAGAAAAAGCGGTGCGCATAGTATAAGCGGTAGGCAAAAGCAAATAGCTATTGTGCTTAATACAGAATCTTTCTTTTTAAACGGCTTATCTTGTATGTATAAATTTACATAATAGCTTGAAGTTTTGCGGTCAACGAGATAGTTACTCTCGATGTGTCTACAAACCATTTCCATATTGCCTTGATAATACTTATCTAAATCGCCAATATTAACATAATGATTGTTAATGCAGTATTCTCTATATCTTTTCATATAAAAAATCCCCTTTCTAGTTCTTTTATCCTATTTTATTCTTTTAGAAATCAATTGTCAATATTCGACACAATATTTATTTTTCCAATGCTAGACTAATGATGTTCTCAAATAAGAGAACTCTTCAAGTTTCGGTAGGGCGGTGGATTTTTCTGCCGTCCTTATTGACGTTTAAGAACAAATGTTCTATAATTGATGTATCGGAGGTGGCATTGTATGGAATATAAGGATGAAATAATTAAAATGATTGAGGGCTTGGAAGATAAAGACCTGTTATTGTACTTGTACATATTTATTAAAGGAAAAATAGAGGCAGAGTAAAAACTCTGCCTTGTGGTTATATTTTCTTTTCCCAAACGTTACCGCACTTTGAACACACAAACTTTGTTTTGCCGTTCTTGCCTTTAATTCCGGTAGCAGTACCGACAACGGCACCGACAGGTCCGAAGAGACCACCTACTGTGTTGCCAACAAGCGCTTTACCGAATGAGAATTTTTTCTTGGTATCAACAGGTATGCCAACACCATCACAACCCCATTTAGGACATTTAACAGTTTTACTCATAATAAAATACCACCTTTCTTATTAATTTAATTTATTTTGAGTATTTTCATACATCATATCTATTAAATTCATAATATTTTCTTGCTCTTTATCCGACAATTTAGATAATTTCAACGCGTAGTCCTTGATTTTGCTATCCATTTTTGACAGAGCCAAGTCTTTTGTTGCCTCCTCGACAACTGAATGGTGCTCTTTTCCGGTAACTAAATAATCAAGTGAACAATCAAGACATTCTGCGATTTTTACCAACTTAAATAATTTTGGACTGCTTTTTCCCTTTTTCCAATCTGAAAAAGTACTTTTAGGAAAACCGCCATATTTAGCCACTTCTGAATCATTTAACCCTTTTGAGTCTCTTAATTTACAATATCTTTCGTACATAGAAAATCTCCTTTAAAAAAAGTTGTGATTTCTCAACATTTGGGGTTGACAAATAAGACTTCCTAATGTAGAATGGAAAAAGAAGTTAGGAAATCTCAACTCAATAAAAAATAAAATTGAGAAAATAATATTATGTTTCTGGACAATTCATAGTATACACGATTTTCTAATTTTTATCAAGGCTTAGTTAGGATTTTTGAACTAAAAGCAAAAACTGTTAGCGTACTATCTCTAACAGCCGTTGCCTTATATGGCACTTTTTATAGCAACGGATTTCCTAACTATTGTCAAGAAAGGAGATGGGAAATTGAATAAGAAAAAACGACAGGCAAGCTTCAAAAAACTTGACACGCTCATAAAAGCTAGAAACGTTTCGTTTTACAAACTGTCGGAGGAACTCGGAATGGCACGAAGTACTTTTTCGGATTGGAAGTCAGGAAAATCAATGCCAAAAACAGACAAGCTAATTAAGATTGCTAATTATTTTGGCGTAGAAGTTTCTTATTTTATTGAGTAGAAAGGAGAAAACATGAACGATTTACAAATTTTCGACAATGAAAAATTTGGAGAAATTAGAACTATTACTAAAGACAATAAGACATATTTTGCCGGAAGTGATGTTGCAAAAGCGTTGGGATATGCAATACCTCATAAGGCAGTGCAAACTCATTGCAAGGGGGTTCTAAAATGGAACATCCCTACCAATAGTGGAAATCAAGATGTTTTATTCATAACAGAGGGCGATATTTACCGACTTATTATGAAATCAAAATTGCCTAGCGCAGAGGAATTTGAGCGGTGGGTAATGGATGAGGTACTTCCGTCAATCAGAAAAACAGGCAGTTATGGTATGCCAAAGACAACAGGCGGTCAGATACAGCTTTTAGCACAGGGCTATACAGAATTAGAGCAGAAAGTAAACGACATAAAAGATGATGTGAGCGAGCTTAAGGAAAACGTACCACTTTATAGTTGTGATATTGACGAGATACAACAGCACGTTAAGCGCAGAGTTGTAAATATCCTTGGTGGCAAGCAGAGCGAAGCATACAGGGATAACAGTATCAGGCATAAGACATTTTCTAACATATGGACGCAGTTAAAGCGTGAGTATGGTTGTGTATCTACTTATAAGAGTAACAAGAGGAAGTATATAGACGATGTGCATGAGTTTATTGATTGCTATGTCGCGCCTAAGTATCTTGATGAGCTTATTCAGGACGCAAACGCTCAACAGAGCTTTGCATAGTGAGGTGATTGTATGAGAAAAAGAACTTTAAAAGAGAAGTTTTGCACCGGCTGCGGCTATTCGATTTTCGGAGCATTGGCATTTGCGTTTTTCCTTGGATTATCGGTGGCATACGGAATTAAGACAGCGAGTATTATCGTTGGAGCAATCGTAACAGTATTTTGGCTGATACTGATTGCAATATGTCTCATAGAGGAGGGCGAACCGCATGAGAAAAAGAAAACTGATATTGATGTTATCGACTTTAATAATTGGAACTATGACCTTAAAGCCAATAGCAACGAAAGCAGATAGCAAAGTTGAGCTGACAGCCGGTGTTACTTCCTATTTAAATGATGTAATGCTAGGGAAGATTGAGCCAACAGTAGTTCAGAATGAGCCGGTTGTAGTTGAGCAGACCTATGAAGAACCAACAGTTCCAACTTGCCGTAAGAAATACAGTTGTAGCCGGTTTAAGAAGCTAGGGCGAGTCCGATACGGCAATTACACTTATACGTGGTACTCACAGAGAGTGTTACCTGGAGGCGGTCTAAATATTCCAGGCAGACATTTAAACGAGCATGGGCTTGTAGTTGATGAAAACGAGTATGTAGTAATTGCAAGTGATGATTTACCACATGGAAGTGTGGTTGATACTCCTGTTGGCATACAAGGGATTGTATATGACGAAGGGAGCGGAAATGGAAATCTTGACATCTACTGCGATTGGTAGCCAATTGAAACGTCAGAGTGCTAACGATTACCTACAAGAACTATATCGAGCTAAACGGCACAAAGACAAATCATTTGACTTTCAAGCGCTATTAGATAAAGAAATGGAGAAGCTAAATGAGCAGTGTAAGACGGATTAGGCTAGGCGATACGAGATACAGATTGAAGCCATTAACAAGAGAGCAGAAGCTATTGCTCAACAAAGCTCATTACGTGGCTAGTGAGTGGCTTTTTGTATCGGAGTCGGACTCATACTTAAGAGTAGTTAAGAAATCAAGCCTGCATGGGAACTTGATTCTAAAAACCATAAACAAATAGAAAGAGAGGAAACGCAATGAAGATTACACACATTTTTGCACAGAATTTTTGTAAATTCTACGGCAAAAACACATTAGACACAGATTTTTCAATGAAAACTGTATTGTCCGGTCAGAATGAAGTCGGCAAATCAACAGTTAAGAGAATTATTCTTGATGTGCTGAATTGCCATGACGAGAACGACAGAGAGATTACAGGCATAAGACCGCATGATGAAAACGGAGTCGAGATTGACGATGTTGACATTGTGAGAGCTGTTACCTTTGAGATTGACGGAAAAGAAAAGACTTTGAAAAAGGTTACGAGGCAGAAACGCAATAAAAAGGGTGAGATTACAGGAAGTGTTACTGATTATTCAATCAATGATGTGCCGTATAAAATGGCAGACTACAATCAGTACATCAATGACAACATGGCGGAGCTTGGAGTATTACCATTTTGCTTAAATGCCATGACATTGCTCAACAAGTCACAGGCAGAGCAGAGATTAGCACTTGCAAGCTATTTTGAAACACATACTGATGAAGAAATCTGCGATATGTTTCCACAGTTTGCCGAACTTAAGCCAATGTTTGACGATGGTGACGTTGACCAGCTCAAAAAAGTGTGTCGTGGCAAGCTAAACGGCACAGGCGGTAGGAATGGCTCAAAAGGGCTTGTCAAGGAAAGAGACGAAATCTCAACAAGGATTGATACAATTCATTCCACCAATGAGTATACAGACCTTGCAGAGCTTGAATTGCAAAAGAAAACCTACGAGCCACAGCTTAAGGAAATTGAAGATAAGCTGTCCGACTACAATAAGATTTTAGAGAGCAAGCAGAAAGCCACAGAGGACATTATGAACCTTAAGTTTGAGCTTTCAGACATGGAGAGAAAAGCCAATGCTGAAAATCAGAAGAAGCGCATGGAGCTACAGTTACAGATTGATGATTTTAATGCTTCAATTCACAAAGGAGAATCAATAATAAGAGCTAAAAAGGCTAACATTGAAGACTTTGAAGGTTCGGTTAGATTTTGCACAGAGAACTTAGCAAAGGTACGTGCTGACTGGAGAAAAACAAAGGCACTTTCCTTTGATGAAAGCAGTATTAATTGTCCAATGTGCGGTCAGAGATTGCCGAAAGATACAATAGAGAGTTTGAGAGCTGATTTTAGTGATAAAAAATTGAAGAAGCTTAAAGAGCTTGAGGATAAGGGCAATTCATTATTAAGTGACAGCAAGGAATTCAAACAGGCTATTGAGGACAAGAAGAAAGAAATAGCTGACCTTGAAGCAGAACTTAAGGAGCTGACAGAAAAGCGTGATACTGTTGCTAACGAGTTTGAACGTGATAACATCGCTAAAGAGCTTGGAATGGTACCTACTGATGTTGATATGACAGGTAACAGTGAGTATCAGGCGCTTAAAGCTAAAATCAAAGAAAAAGAGAAAGCCCTTGCAGATGAAAACGATACATCGGAACTTATCAGAAAGCTCAAAAACGAGCGAAACGAACTGTTAAGGCAAGTTTCATCGGTTGATACAAAGATTGAGCTTGGTGTAGCCAATAACAAGCGTATAGATGATAGCATAGCCGACCTTGAAGATAAGAGAAAAGACCTCAATCAAGAGATAGCCGATTGGGAGAGAAAGCTTGATTTGCTGAAAGAGTTTACTCGCAAGAAGAACGAACTCTTACAGGCTGATGTTAATAAGTACTTGGATTTTGCTACAGCAAAGCTGTTTAGACCGCTCTTAAATGGTGATACCGAGGAGTGCTGCGACTTTGTATACAATGGTGAAGCATACGCAAGAAATCTCAATCATGGTGCAAGGGTGCTGACAGAAGTTGACATATGCCGAGCTTTTCAGAAAGTGGGAAACGTTAATTTTCCGATTATCATTGATGATACAGAGAGCGTTGACGATTGGAGAATACCACAAGTGGGCAACCAATTGATTATGTTGAAGCATACACAGGACAAAGAGCTTGTGATTGAAAATATGGAGGTATAGAAATGATTAAAGCAAAAAACGGAGAAGTTACATTTAGAGGCACAAAAAACAATATTATAGCAGAAGCGGTTACTATTTTATATGCGCTCAAAGAGGAACTCTCAGAGGAAGAGTACAAAACAGTGATTAGACTTGCTGATAAAAGCAGGGAGCAGTTAAGCGACGAAGCCAAGAAAACGAGAGAAGAAACCGAGAGAATGAAAGAAGAACTCAAAAAGTTACTTGGATTATAGGAGGTATAGGCATGAGTATTAAGAAGAGAAATTATTACATGGGTGGTAAAAAGCACACTGTAGAGCTTAAGTATGACGGATATATGTATACAGTCATATCTGACGGAGTTTTATTCAAACAGACGCCTAATAAGCTGTTTGCAGTTCAGGTTTTTAATGAGATTTAGGAGGATTAATTATGGCAGAGAATACACAGATAGTTGAGTATGAATCAAATGGGGAAATGGTAAAAATTTCTCCAACAATGATAAAAAGATACCTTGTAAGTGGCGGCGGCAATGTATCTGACGGAGAAGTAATGATGTTTATGTCATTATGCAGATACCAGCACTTAAATCCGTTTTTGAGAGAAGCATACCTTATTAAGTATGGAAGCAACGACCCAGCCACAATAGTTACTGGAAAAGACGTTTTTACAAAGAGAGCCAATGCTGACCCACGATATAAGGGAAAGAAAGCAGGAATTATTGTAATTAAAAAGGACGGAGCCGTTGAGGAACGAGAGGGAACAATGGTTTTACCTAACGAAACTATCGTAGGTGGCTGGGCGAAAATCTTTATTGACGGAAAAGAGGACGAGTATCAGTCAGTAGGCTTTGATGAGTACGCAGGAAGAAAAAAAGATGGTTCGCTTAATAGCCAATGGGCGAAAAAGCCAGCCACAATGATTAGAAAAGTAGCTGTTGTACAGGCTTTAAGAGAAGCGTTTCCAGATAGATTTCAAGGTTTATATGCACAAGAGGAATTTCAAAATGTATCAGATGTAAAACTTGACACAGAAAAGGTTGTTGCTGATGAGATTAAAGAAAACGCAAACACAGTAGATTTTGACGAGGACAACATAATTGATGTAGAGCCGACTGACACAGCCGACAAGCAGTCAGAGGAGCTGCCGCCGTTCGTGCAGAGTGAGGAGAGCTGATATGAGAGTAATTTCACAGGATGGGACAATAGATGTTCCTTATGAAATGGTAGTTATTCAGAGGTTTGAAGAAGATATTTATTTTTTAAACCGTAATTTAACAGGGGTAGAAGACTTGATTAGTGACATTAGGTTGGCTAAATACTCCACCGAGGCAAAGGCGATTAAGGCTATGGAAATGCTGAGAGAAGCATACACAGGAAAGCCAAAATTAAATGTAGATGAAATCCCTAACTTAACACCACAGGAGTTTGGAGAAAAATTAGGAATTAGCGATATTCTACTTTGTGACAAAACCAATGCAGATGTCAGCTTTTCAAGCAATTACTACTTTCAGTTCCCACAGGATGACGAAATCGAGGTGTGAGTATGAGAATTATTAAAGGTAAAGAGAAAGAATACAAGGATTGGTACGACAAGAATAGTGACGGATACAGCAGAGCTTGCTTCACTTATGCTGAAAGGCGGGCTGAACTGTTAGAAGCGGAAATTGACAAGAGCAATGACATTATGAAGTGTTTTGTTGATAATGCCGACAGATTGAGCCGTGAAGCAGACACAGAGGGCATAACAGGATTTATGTACGGATGCGCAGTTAGTATTCTTTCGCAGTGCTGGGAATACGGAGAGTATTTGAGAAAATGGCATAACAAAAAGTATGACTATGACGGAGACGGAGCTGTAAATCCAGCAATTATGACAGTAGGGTGAAATGATGAAGCTTAAATGTATAGCAACAGGAAGTACAGGTAATTGCTATCTGCTAACTTCCGACAGTGGAGAAACACTTATCCTTGATTGTGGAATCAACATTAAGGAGATTAAGAAAGGCTTAGATTGGAACATAAGGGGGATAATGGGCATGATAATAAGTCATGCCCACCTACCCTAGACCATTCAAGGTCATTAAACGATTTTAAGGCTATGGGAATACCGATACTTGCCCCATATTTAGGCGATAGCTGTAAATCAATGAATATGGGCGGATTTACAGTAAAGCCTTTTGATTTAACAACAATAGACGGAAATTGGACACACACAGACGCAAATGGCGAACCTTGCCCGATATTCGGATTTCTGATTACTCACAAGGAAATGGGGAGAATGCTTTACATAACAGATTGTGAGGTTGTCAAATGGAAGTTTAAAGACATAAACCACATTCTCTTAGGTGTGAATTATGACAAGGATTTAATTGACAGGGATAACACAGGCAAAGCTAATCACGTATTCAGAGGCCACTTAAGCATTGACACGGCTTGTGATTTTGTTAAAGCGAATTATTCAGATAGCTTGCAGAATGTCATAATGTGCCATCTATCAGCAGAAAATTCTGATAGAGATAGTTTCATTGAGAAGATGAAAAAAGTTGCTTATGGGGCGAATGTGGATGTTGCGGAGCGTGGCAAGGAATGGGTTTTAAGGAAGGGAGATGAATGCCCGTTTTGATTAGTTGGGATATAGTTACAAAGTTAATGAATTGTTTTCCTAACAGCGTTATAAATCATAACGCAGAGTTTATAGCACATATTAAAAGCAACACATATTTCGGATTAAAAGATTGTGAAAATGAAACAGATGTAAAGTGCAAAATGTTGGAATGGCTATCAAGACCTGCACACAAGGCAGAGCCATATAACACCAAACGGAGCAATGATAAATTTCACAGATTTATGCTTAGCGGTATAAATCAGTTTTTGGGAACCGATTTTACCGAGAAAGATATGGAGCAGATTTATACATATCTTGGAAATAGGTGCAACCATGCCAAAACATTGAAGTTTATTGAAAGCGGATATGATATGTCGTTCTTGAAAGATTAAAAATCTAGTGAGTGTCCGTTTTAGAAAGGAGAATTGAAATGAAGAAATCTGAACCAAAAATGATTTTAAATATATCTCTCAATAGTGAGAAAATTGAAGAAAAGGTCAAGATTGCTATGGACGAATATGTAGAGAAAGTTATTTATAAAAATCTTGATGAAGAAATTACAAAAATTGTTGACAAGAGAATTGAAAAACTTACGTCTGCTTCAAACTGGAGTAGTGACAGGAAGATACAGGGTGTTTCTTTTGAGCAGTTTGTGAAAGATAGGACTGAAAAAAGTATCGGCGATTTTGTAGAAAAGAATATCAAAGAAATTCTTGCTAAGAGATTTGCTGAAATTATGACAGATAGGAGTTTTGACAATGATTAAAGGTAGAAAAGTCTACGACCCATTAACTGATACTTGGAGCACAGGTTATTGGGTTGCGGATGATAAAGGAAATTATTACCCAGTGTGGTAGAAGAAAAATGCCCGTTTTAGAAAGGAGATTATATGGCTAAATACAGAGATATTTTAGGAAATATAACAGAATGTGAGGATAAAACAATAACAATCAGCCTTGAAAGATACAATACTTTGATTATTAAAGAAGCTATTGCCGATGGTGCTGTAAATGTTAAGGAGGAAGCCGAAGCAAAACTGAAAGAATTGAGAGGTGGAGAATGAATAAAAGAAAAGCAATACCTAAAAAAGTGAGACAATCTGTATATCTCATGTATAACGGACATTGTGCTTATTGTGGCACAGAAATAGCTTACAAAGATATGCAAGTAGACCATGCAACACCGCTTAGGATAGGTGGAGCAGACGACATTTCAAATTACATGCCAGCTTGTAGGAGCTGCAACCACTATAAAGCCACTTTAGATGTCGAGGGATTTCGAAGGTATCTTTCAGAAATACATAAAAGGCTTATGCGTGACAGCATACCTTATCAAGTGGCGGAGCGGTTTGGAATCGTAAAGCATTTGTCGGACGATGTGAAATTCTATTTTGAAGAATTGAGAGGTGTAGAAAATGACGGATAAGCAGAAATATTCTATCAAATTAGCAATAAATACTATGGATAAGCATTTTGGTAGACATTACAACACGTCTTATTGCAATCGTGAAACAGGCATAAGTGTTGGATATGGCGAAGCAATGAATATTTTATCGGATATGCTTTCAAATACTGATAACCACGCTTGCAACTGTCAGCACAACAGTAATTCAAGAGAAAATGAGCCTTGTTGCAGATGTGATAGCAGAAACACCAATGCCGACAGGATAAGGAATATGTCGGATGAAGAGTTAACGGAGTTTATGCAGAAAATGGAATGCAGTTGCTTTGTAGATTTTATAGGATATGCAGATAAAGGTTGCGGGCGAAATGAAATTTCTTGCAAAGATTGCCGAGCAAAAGCACCAACAATACTTGAATGGCTTCAATCGAAGCAGAATAGGAGAGAATATGAAAGATAGATATTTATTCAAGGCAAAGAGGACTGATAATGGAGAATGGGTGAAAGGAGCTTTAGTATATGACGATAGGGATAAGTTGTACAGGATAATTACTGAAATTAACTATTCTACAGGAACTTGCTTAACAGCAGATAATGCCCCAAGAGTTGATGTATCCACAATATGCCAATGCACAGGTTTGAGAGATAAGAACGGCAAGCTGATTTGGGAGAATGATATCGTAGAACTCTTTGGGCATATAGGAGTTATCAAGTATGTGTGTGGCGGTTTTGGCATTGGGTATCGAAAAAATATTGATTGGAAAGAACTACAATCCAATATTATGCGTGTTACAGGGTGCGAAAACATTTTATATGCTTGTGAAAACGATAATTATATATCATTGTGGGAAATCTATTGGAATTTTAATGATGAGGATGATTCGGTAGGCACAGTAGAAGTTATCGGCAACATATTTGGCAATAAAGATTTATTAGAAAGTGAGGAAAAGTAATGAATCGCGTAATTTTATGTGGAAGAGTTGTTAGAGACCCAGAGATTAGATATTCACAGACAGCAAACGGAAGTATGGCGGTAGCAAGGTATACATTAGCTGTTGACAGAACTTTTAAGAAAGAGGGCGAACAGGCAGCAGACTTTATTAGCTGTATCGCATTTGGCAAGAATGGAGAATTTGCAGAGAAGTATTTGCACCAAGGAACTAAGATTATCATTGAGGGCAGATGGCAGACCGGCAACTACACTAACAAGGATGGACGAAAAATCTACACTAATGATTGCGTAGTTGAAAGACACGAATTTTGCGAAAGCCGTGCCAATCAACAGAACAATAGTAATGGAATTATAGGTAGAAACAGTCCAAGTGCTGATTCAGATTCCTTTATGTCAATCCCTGATGATATTGACGAGGAATTACCATTTAACTAAAGAGGTGGAAGTATGGATTTTGGCAATAGATGAGGCAATTGATATTGTAAAGAGAGGTGGAAACATTGAATTACCAGAACATAGCAAGAGCCAAGGCAATTGAACAGGAAAACAAAAAGCGACTATTGAAGCTGAATCCAAAGCTGAATGACAGGAGTGGGATTTACTTCCTACTCCGAGAAGATGAAAACGGATTTAAGTATGCGTATATCGGACAGGCAGTACATACGCTTAGCAGATTGGCAAGCCACCTTGTAGGCTACGAACAGCATATAGACCTTAGTTTACGCAAACACAAGCTGTACGACAAAGAGAAAAATCCTTATGGTTGGCGAGTTGAATTTCTGAATTTTCCCGAAAGTCAGCTTGACGAGAAAGAGAAGTATTACATCAAGCTATATGCCGATAAGGGTTATCAACTTAGAAATGTCAGTTTAGGCGGTCAAGGGGAAAATCGTGCTAGTGGGTCAATAGGCGAGAGAAAAGCGCCTAAGGGCTATCTGCAGGGCGTACAGCAAGGTAGAAAGAACCTCGCAAGGGAATTATCGCATATCATCGAAAAACACCTTGTTGTGACGATTAGAGAGGATAAACAGGGCAATAAGGTGTCACAGAAGCAACTAGATAAATTTATGGAGCTTATTAATGCAGATTCATATAAGGACGTTGAGTAAATGAAAAGAAAGGCGGCAATTATGGATAAATCACAACACTTAGAAGAAATAAAATCAACTGCTGAGAATTGTTATAACATTGGATATAAGCGTTGATATGAAGCAGCGATAGAAAATTTGAAAAAAATCATTGCAAATATGCATGTTGATATATCTGCTAAGATGATTAACGATGAGTTATTAGGCAAATTAAACAGCGTTGTGGAGAGGTAAGGCATGACCGCTTGTTTATTGAACCATAGTTCCTGAAAAATCAAGTATTTATGAGAAAGGAAAAAAGAAAATGAATGAAGAAATGATGTTTATAGCTTGTAATGTTCCAAAGTTTTTAGAGGAACAGATGAATAAAATGAAAGACGCTCTTACAGGTGGTATGAACGAAGATAATCTTAAAGGTTTTGAGTATGCAGTAGATACTATGTTAAGTATTCTTAGGCAGACAATTCATGCAGCCGAGATGGATGATGAGATTCTTGTGCATAGCGATAAAATCGCTGATGAGAATGAATTAGAAGAGTTTGATTTACATGATTTGTTAGAACTTTATGGTTGCAGAGTTGTGGCAAACTTACAGAAGAAAAGTGTTTAATGTTGTAAACTGAAATTTAGAAAGGATGCCAGTCTGGTAAGAGAAAAGAACAGGCAAAGTAAATAATTTTATCCAAAACTTAAAAGAAAAAGGCACTACCGAGATAACACTTGATATAACAACAACAGGCAAAGGAATTGTCTATACATTAATTTGGTAGATATCCTGAAATCAAAAGAGAATTTGATGTAAAGATAAATTAGGATTTATGGAGGTAGATATATGATTACGCAGATAGGATTTTTAAGAAAAGGAGATGTGTTCAGATTTGAGGGTGATATTTACAAAGTAGGACATTTGTTGGAGAGTACAAATGGGTATGTTTCCTGTATTGATGTTAATACAGGAAAGAAAAAAAGATTGCATATTGATGTTGATGTAGAAATTGAACAGGCAAACTGAAATTTGTTGAAAGGAGTAAAACAGAATGAAGTTTTTAAGCAAGAAGAAATGTGATGAAATTCTGAAAAGAATTACTGCAAATGAAATCATTCAGGTAGAGTACGGACTACACGATATGGAAGCAGAAACAAGGGCAACGGAAAATAGAGCGGAGATAGCTTTTATTGTCGGTGGTTTCAAGGGTATGAATAAGGTGCAGAACACATTGAGAAAAAGATATAACAATATAAACCACGAGAAAAAAGATTAAAATACATCAACTGAAACTTGAAGAAAATAGGAGATTAATTAAATGGCAGAACGTAGAATGTTCACAAAAAAAGTCACTGATGATGATAATTTCATGGCTTTATCATCAAGTGCGCAAGCCTTATATTTGCATTTATCTATGTCTGCTGACGATGACGGATTTTGCAATCAGGTATCAGTTTCCATGTTCAAAGCTCACGCAAGTGTGGCTGATTTACAGCAATTGTTGGAAAAAAGATACATTTATCAGTTTGATAATGGTGTGATTGTAATTAAGCATTGGCGCATGGCAAACGCTTTGAGAAAAGACCGGTATACACCAACGAATTTTAAGGAAGAATTGGCAAAATTAAAGATAAAATCCAATGGCGCATACACATTTTCTGATGATGGTTGCCGTGTGGTTGCCAATGGGTTGCCAGATGGTTGCCAAGTGGTTGCCACTTGTCTGCCACAGGATAGTATAGGTAAGGTAAGTATAGATAAGAATAGTATAGTTAAGGATAGTAAAGATAAGGATATAAAAGAAAAAGATATTGATAAATCAATATCTAAAAAGAAAACTGTTTACTACCCTGATGATGCAATGCTGGAGAGTGCTTTTCAGGAATATCTGACAATGAGGGAAAAAATCAAAAAGCCGATATGCACCGAAATGGCATTGCACCGGGCTATGAATACTATCGAGAGACTATCAAAGGGTGATAACGATTTAGCAGTTAAAATTCTTAATCAGTCAGTAGACCATTGCTGGCAAGGGTTGTTTGCACTAAAAGACAATGAGCCGCATTCAGCTAACAAAGGCACTATTGATTGGGACAATGTATGAGGTAGAGAAATGACAAGAGACGAGACGATTAAAATCATTCGCATAATGTGTGATTGCTACCCCAATTACAAACCAAGCAACTTATCCGAGACAGTAGATGTGTGGAATATGATGTTGGAAGAATACAGCTACAGTCAAATATCTATGGCATTGAAAACTTACGTGCATTCCGATACAAGCGGATTTGCGCCAAGCATCGGACAGTTAATTAACAAACTGTACGAGGTTCAATCCCCACAGGAGCTTAACGAAATGGAAGCATGGTTCCTTGTTAGCAAAGCACTTAGGAATGGCTACTATGGTGCAGTTGAAGAATTTAACAAGCTACCACCACTCGTACAAAAGGCTGTCGGAAGTCCTGATAATCTTAGGAACTGGGCGCTGACGGACATAAACAGCATTGAAAACGTAGTCCAGTCAAATTTTATGAGAACTTATAGGGTAGTTGTTAATCGGGCAAAGGAATTTCAAAAAATGCCAAAGGATATAAAGATATTGATTGAGGATACCAATAGAAACTCGTATTCGGCTCAAATCGGCTCTAAAAACCAACAGACGATAAAATTATCGCTTGAAGATAATGAAAGCCAAAATAAGCCGATTAAAGGCATTCCAATGCCAAAAGAAATTAAGGAACGTATCGAACAGATGAAAAGATAGGAGGTAAAGAGGTTTGTGCGCACAATTAAAGCCGGCTTTACTCCTAGCGAAAAATGATAAAAGACAAATATTCTAGGCAGAGATATGAAGAACGAAAAGCCAGTAACCTTTGCGTGCTTTGTGGAAAGCCACTCGATAGAGAAGGTGTGGTTTGTACGGCATGTAACAGCAAACGCACGGCATATGGCAGAGAGCTTTATAAAAAATTACAGGCAGTTGGTGTCTGCCCTAGATGTGGCAAAAACTTGCTATATGGTGATGAAAAAAGCTGTGTTGAGTGTAGGGCAAAATCAGCCGAAACCATGTCAAAGATACGCACTGCTGATGTAAAAAAATACAATGAGCGACAAAAGGCATGGCGAAAAGCACGATACGAAAAAGACAAGGCAAACGGCATATGCACACGCTGTCGTAAGAGAAAAGCAGACCCAGGGCATACCACTTGCACATTTTGCAGAGAAACAATGAGAAGAGCACGAGTTAAAATGCCCGAAAGAACCGGCAGATATGAACAAGGACTATGTTTTTTCTGTGATAATCCGGTAAAGCCCGGATATAAGGTTTGCGAAAAGCACTATCAGCAGAACGTTAAGAATGCAACTTGCGAAAAGGCAAACTTGGCACGACAGAATAAGAAATATGTCGGATGAAGAGTTAGCAGAGTCCAATCTTTGCCCTCATATGGTTAATTGGAAAAAAGGAAACTATGATACGTGCGTACATCCAAATGATAAAGATGCATGTAAAAAAATGTATGTTAAATTGGCTTCAATCAGAAGCAGAATAGGAGAGAATATGGAAGATAGATATTTATCCAAGGCAAAGGAGATTAGTGACGGAGAATGGGTTGTTGGCTACATTATAAGATATGGACATACAGGAGAAGAAAAATACTATATAGTTCCAAGTTATGCATCTGATTTATATGCTATTGAAATAGACACATCCACAATCTGCCGATGCATAGGTTCGCAAGACAAGAATGGCAAGCTAATTTATGAAAATGATATTGTATGGGATTCTGACGAAAGAGCTTTTTACGAGATTATCTGGAATCAAGAGGATATGTGTTGGAATGTTGAAGATACAGACGGTCACAAATCTGAGTTTGAAGAATGCTATGGAAGCACAATTGAAGTTAATGGTAACAGATTTGACAATCCGGAATTGTTAGAAAACGAGAGATAATATGACAGCGAAAAAAGCAATTGAATTTTTGCGAATGCATTTTGAGTATCTAAAAGAAAGATGGAAGCCATACCCTGATTACAACGTTTTAGAAGCAATTAGATTTGCAATATCAGCACTTGAAAAGCAGGTATCGAAGAAACCGGATTTTACAGAAGATAAAGAATTTGCTTTATGCCCTTGTTGCAATGGTAAGGGCTTACTTAACAAACAGAAATATTGTAATAATTGCGGTCAGAAAATAGACTTTGATTGGGGTGATGCAGAATGACCGGCATAACAACAGTAGTATACACCGCCTCATAATATTCGGATTAATCGGTCTGATAGAGGTAGCGCTTGCATGGTACGACATTCACGGACGAGATAAGACTGATGATGAGATACAAGAGCAGTGGTGTAGCGAAAATATTAAACATTAATTAATTTATCAGAAAGGAATAGGTTGTGCGCACATAAAACCGAGGTTTCCTTTTGGTGGATTTAGAATGATAGTACATTGTTTATTTGAGCAGTCAGGCACATTCAAGAATGCTTTCAAAAAGTATGGAATTGAAGCCTACGACTATGATATTCAGAATGAATTTAACGAAACTGACTATGCTACAGACCTTTTTAAAGAGATAGAGGGGGGGGTATCAAGGTGAGCCAAGCTTGTTTGATAAGATAAGCCCTGATGATTTAATATTTGCATTTTTCCCTTGCATAAGATTTGAAAATCAGATAATGCTGTGGTTCAGAGGGCAGTCGGCAAGTCAGAAAAAATGGTCTTTAGAAGAAAAATGCGAATTTGATATGAATTTGCTTAAAGAAGTTTCACTTATGTATGATTTGGTAAACAAAATGTTTATTATTTGCATGAGAAAAGGATTAAAGCTGGTAATGGAGAATCCTTATTCAGAAGAGCATTTTTTAAGACGATATTGGTGCTATTCCCCAGCGGTAATTGACAGAGACAGGAGAGATAGCGGAGATTACTTTAAAAAGCCTACACAGTATTGGTTTTTGAATTGTGAGCCACAGAACAATCTTATTTTTGAGCCAATTAGTTATAACGCTATCGAATGTAAGGACGCTATAAAAACAATGACAAAAGAGCATTGTGTAAAAGTAGGGACAGACAATGTTAAAACAGCAAGGTCAATGATACACCCGCAGTACGCAGATAGATTTATCAGACAGTATATTCTTGATGAAGAAATATGGAGAGGCAAACAATGAAACACTACAAACCAATTAAGTGTGTAGTCTGTAGCAAGATATTTACACCGACCGCAGCTAACCAAAATACGTGTTGTGAAGCACACAGACAGCAGAGAGCTACGGAATTAAGAAAAATCAGAGAAAAGAAAAGGCTTAAAAGAAAGCCTGTTAAGAAAAACAAACTTGCGGAAATCTGTGAGCTTGCTAAGAGCAAGGGCATGAGCTACGGACAATATATGGCAGAGCAATATAAAAAGGAAGTGATGATAAGATGAATAGCAGAACTATAAGTGATATAGAACCGATTGAAAGACAGTGTGTATACGAGGACAACAAAATGTGTAACAGCTCATGCCGATACTCAAATACTTGTATACACAGTGCAAGCAAAACCGAAGAATAGGAGATAGGCTTATGAAGTTTTCAAAACTTACTAAGCCGGAACTTGAAGAGATTACGAAAAATGCCAATTTCACCGATGAGGAAGCGGAAGTTTTTGAGTTACTAGTTGCTGACAAAAGCCTTGAAGAGGTATCACAGAGACTATTAATTTCAAAAACGACCACTTCCCGGAGAGTGGCAACCATTAAGGAAAAGATAGAAAGGAGTCAGGCAATGATTAACAAAGTGCCAATATGGGAAAAAGTAACGTTGACGATTGATGAAGCTGCGGAATACAGTAACATCGGAGTAAATAAGCTCCGAGAAATAACAAACAACCCAAGGTGCCAATTTGTTATGTATGTCGGAAAGAGACGATTAATCAAGCGAAAAGAGTTTGAAAAGTATATCGCAGAGACGATAGAGATATAATCAAATGTGGACTTATGTAGCCTTATGTGATATTATAATAAATTGCATAAGGCTTTTTCCATAAGTGAAAGGAGCGAAAATTTAATATGGGAAAGGACTTGAAAGGTAAAGAACTAGGCAGAGGCATTAGTCAGAGAAAAGACAAGTACTATGTCGGCAGATACACGACAAGGAATGGAAAGCGAGTACAGAAATTATTTGCAAAACTACAAGAGTGTAAAAAGTGGCTTGCCGATGAGCAGTACACTGATGAGCACAGCAACCCCGACTTTCCGTCTGACATGTTGGTTGATGCATGGTTTGACTACTGGATAAGCGTTAAGAAGCGCACAGTAAGACCTAACACGCTAAGAAACTACACTGAGAGATACAATCGCAACATAAAGCCTGTTATCGGAAATAAGATACTGCGAGAGGTTAATACGCTTCACTGCCAAAAGATAATGACTAATATGGCTGACGAGGATTACAGAACGGCAACGATATATCAGACACGCATAGCGTTATACAATATGCTTGACTATGCATATCAAAGCGAGATTATCCCCAAAAATCCGTGCAATCGCATGGTGAAATCCGACATTGGCAAGGAGTCCTCAAAGAAAGAAGCATTGACGATTGAAAATCAGAAAAAATTCTGCGAAGCTATCAAAGGCACATCATATGAGTATCAATACAGATTTGCCTTGCAGACTGGGCTAAGGACAGGCGAGCTTGTGGGGCTTAAATGGGAAGATGTAGACTTTAAAGCCAAAACAATCAAAATTGTCAGGAGCTTAGAGTACAGGCATTCAACAGGCGAATGGAGAGAGGGACCACCTAAGAGCAAATCAGGATATAGGACAATTCCACTCACTGATGAAGCCGTATCGCTATTGAAATTGCAGAAAGCCAAAAATGCTTCATTCAAATTTATTGACATTCAATGGAGAGACAGAGTGTTTCTGTGTAAGACCGGAGCACCGGTGAAAAACAGCACATATGATACCGGAATTTACAAAGCGTGTGACAGAGCACACATACCGAGATTTTCAATGCACGTATTAAGACATACATTCGCAACAAGATGTATTGAAGCCGGTATGACTCCAAAAACCTTGCAGACAATATTAGGACACTCGAACATAGGTATCACAATGAACCTTTACGTTCACACGACAGACGAGCAAAAGAACTTAGAAATGGACAGAGTGGCGGAAGCACTCAAAGCAATATAAAATAATCAAAAATATAGTATATCCGATTAAATTGGTACAGAATTGGTACATAAATCAAAAATAGAAAGGCAAGAATCCCTTAAACAATGGGTTTTTGAATAGGTAAAATCAAAAATGAAATTAGGCATCGT